GCAGGGTGCGGTCTGGGGGGCGGGGGGCATGGAACGGACGGGGGGCGGAGGGATTGATGGCAAGACCGATGTGTCAGCGACCGGAATTTACAACTATCTGACCCAAGAAAAAGGGGTGTCACCCGCCCATGCGATTGGCATCGTTGCCAATATCGACAGGGAGTCTGGATTTAATCCATCGGCGCTGCATGATAAGGATGCCTCTGGTAATCCTACGGGGTATGGGATGTTCGGCCATCGCCTGGAGCGTCGTGATGGGCTGTTTGCCCACGCCAAGTCTCAGCAACCGTCTTGGCAACAGCAAGTGGATTACGCCCTGAGCGAACCGGAGGGGCGGAAGTATCTGCAACAGGATTACGGCAATGATTCGGTAGCGGCGACTCAGGCGTTTGTGCGGGACTTTGAGCGGCCCAAGGATGTGCCAGGCGAACTGGCGGCCCGCGCCAAGATTGCGGCCAAGTATGCCAGCTTGATGCCGGCGGCCGCGCCGCAGACTCCGCCGGTCGCCTCGGGTTCGATTATCCCCTTGCCAGCCACTCTCCGGCGCACCTAAGCGAGATCCCCATGGCCAGCGAATTCTTGACCTTCCTGCAACAGCACGGCATTCAGCGCGATCCGCGCGGGGCCTTCGAGGAGAACCTGGACCTGCCGGGGTCCGCGCCGGAGCCGGAGCCGGTGGCGCGCGGGCGGGCGGTTCCGGCGGAGCGGGAGCCGGTGTCCGAGCCGGTCGCCCTGGCGGAGGCGCCCGTTGAGTCGCTGGCGCCCAGTCCGACGCGGGCGGTGGCGCAGGCCGCGCCGGTGGCAGTGGCCCCGGCGCCCCAGCGCGAGCCGCCGACCCCAGACCCCTTCCAGATGGCGGAGGGGTATCAGTCGGCGCTGCGCGAGGCCTCCCAGCATCCGGCGGTGCTGAAAAGCATGGCGCCGAGGCTGGAGGCGATGCGCCAGAAGGCGGCGGGGATTCACGCGGCCAACTATCAGGGTGATCCGCTGGCGGACCCGGCGGGCTATGCCCGGCACATGGGCGAGCTGGACGGGCGCTTTGGCCAGCCGATGAGCGCCAAGGAGGCAGCCTATTGGCAGAAGTGGCAGGCGGGCGACAAGGCGGCGCGGATTGATCGGGCGGAAGAGGCCTTGCAGAAGGGCGATCTGGCCACGCTGAAGGACAACATCGACGACCTCCTGGGCGAGGGGGTGACGGCGGTTGGGGTCGAGCCGGGGACGGCCACTATCGGCGGGGTCGAGGTGCCGTCGCATATCATTCTGACCAAAGGGCCGGATGGTCAGACGGTGCCGATCAACTCGGTGGAGTTCCTGGCGCAACGGGCCAGTCTGGAGACGCGGTTGAAGCTGGCGCAGTCGCAGCAGCAGACGGCGGAAGCCAAGCGGAAGGAGCCGACGACGCGGTTGCAGGAGGAGAACGTCAGGCTGGATGCGGAGCAGAAAAACAAGTTGCTCAAGCAGGCGGCGGAGGCGGCGCCGGTGTCGGCCGCTGATCGGGCACGGTATGAGGCCCTGCAAAAGCATGATGAGACGGTGCGCAAGATGTACGAGAAGGCGGCGGGTGATGCCGCGAAGATGACGGTGATCCAGGCCTATGACCAGCGCGAACGGCAGCGGCTGGGGCAGGGCGGCGCGGGGACGCCGGGTGCTGAACTGTGGGGCGATAATCCTGACGCGGCGACCGATCAACCCCTGCCCGGCAACCACGGGCCGGTGATGCCGGCGACCGTGGCCGAGGCGCGCGCGACCAGCCGGCAGCAGGCGGAGCAGGAACGTCTCCGGTCCTTGTCGCCCTTGGAACAGGAGCGCGAATTAGCAGCCACGGCCCAAGCCCGGACCCGGACCCAGGAGGAGACGGCCAGACGCCAGGCCGGCTTTGACCAGGAACTTCAGGAGATCGGGATCCAGGCTCCCGCCATCAAGAGTATCCCGGAACTGCGGGATAAAGCCTTGGCGCGACTGAATGAGATTGCGCAACAGGACCCGATGCGGGCGGCGACGGCGCGGGCCATCATCAAGGCGATCCTGGCGCCATCTCAGCCGATGCGGCCCTTGCCCTGGCAGACGCCGGCGGATACGGTGCGCGCCATGCCGGTTACGCCTTGATTTAACCGCCGCTTTCCACCTGATCCACCAAACCCGCCTCGGCGGGTTTTTTTATGGCGCAACGGTAGATGCTGGTCGCCGTTTGACAATGGGGGCATCGTTTACCTTGGATGATCCGCGCCCATGGCCAAAAGCTGGAATGAAGTCGTCGCCCTGCCTGCCTACCAGGCCCTGACCCCCGAGAAGCAGGAGCGGTTGCGCAACGCCTACTTCGATGAAGTGCTGGCGCCGGCACTGGATTACACCGAACTGGCCACGGCGCGGGAGGTGTTCGACGCCGAGACGGCCCCGCCGGCACCGCCTCAGCCGAATAGCTCCCTCCTGGGGGACGTGGTGGACCTGGGTCAAAAGGGGTTCTACGACGCGGCGGGCGGGGTGCTGGACCTGGCGGGCCTGGATAGCGGGGCCGAGTGGCTCTATGACCAGGGCAAGGCCCAAGAGGAGACTCTGACCCCGGAGACGCGGGCGGCGCGGGCGCAACCGCTGTTTGACGACCAGGGCGACTACTACCTGGGCGAAGGCTTCACCAATCCCCGGGCATGGCTGGCGGCGGGAGCGGAGACGCTGGGCGGCATGGCCCTGCCGATTCCCGGCGGCGCCTTGGCCAAGGCGGCGATTCGGCCGCTGTTGGGGCTGGGCCGGGCGGCCACGGTGGCGAAGGAGGCTCTGCTGGCGGAAGGTTTGACGGCGCGGGCGGCGACGGCGGGCGCGCGGCAAGCGGCTCCGGATTGGCGGGACACGGCGGCCATGGTGGCGGGCTATGGCGGCATGGAAGGGGCGGTGAGTGGCGGCCTGACCGAGCGGGAGGTCCGCGAGCGGGCCTTGGCGATGCCTTGGGAGCAGGTGCAGCAGGACCCGGCCTACTGGCAGGCGGTGCAGGCGGAGAACGGCGACCTGGAAGCGGCCAAGGTGCGCTGGGCGGAAGACCTGGGCAAGTCGGCGGGGCTGAAGGTGGCGGCGGGGACGGCGGTGCTGGGCGCGGGCGCGGGGCGTTTTTACGACAAGCTGATCGGCGGCGGGGGTACGGGGTCACGGCTGCGCAATATCGGCCAGGGTGGGGCGACGGAGACGCTGGAGGAGATACCGCAGGCGGGGTTTGAGACCCTGATGCAGAACCAGACGTTGCAGCAGGTCGATCCGAACATCGGCCTGACGGATGGACTGGTGGCGAACATGCTGACCGGTGGCGCCCTGGGCGGGCTGGCGGGCGGCACGATTGCCGGGGTGATGCCCAAGGGACGGCGGCCCGAGGGGGAGACGGACCCGGGGCAGGTGCCGCCGGGGACGGACCCGACGACGGGGGAGACGCTGCCGCCGGTGGTGGATCCGACGACGGGCGGCACGCTACCGCCCGTGGCGCCCGGGACGGGGCCGGGGATGGTGCCGCCGGGTGGTCCGGGTGCGGGCCTACCGGGTGGCGTGCCGCCAGTGACCGGGACGGGGACCGGGCCCGGGGCGGGGATGCCCGGCGTACCGGGTCCGCCGCTGGGCGGGATGCCGCCTCCGGGCCAGGGCGGGATGTCGCCCGCGCCACGGGTTGAGGCCGTGGGTCCGTTGTCGCGGGCGGTCAATCGCGGCGCCGATGCGCAGGAGTTGGGGCTGGGGTCGGTGGTGCCGACGCCAACCGTCGATCCGGCGGATCAGGCGCGGGCGGAACAGATGGCGGCCCAGGCGCAGCAACGCCAGGGGGAGGAGCAGTTGCTGGCCCAGCATCGCGCGGAACAGGCAGCGCTGAAGACCCAGCGAGAGGCGATCAAGACGGCGCAGGCGGCGCAACAGGCGGGGCTGGGGGTGAGTCCTGATCTTGGGGCGCAAGCAGCGACGGTTCCTGCGGTGGAGCCGGTGCAGGCGGCCATGGCGGGTCAGTCTGGGCAACTGTCTGTCCCGCCCAGTATTGAGCTACCTGGCATGACTAGGCCCGTGACGCCCGCGCCGAGTCCCGAAGCGGCGGCGATCCGGGCCAAGATGGCGCGTGCGACGCGGCGCCTGTTGACGGGTGACACCTTGCCTAAGCGGGAGGCGGCGAGCCTGCAACCCTTTGTGGCGTTTTTGCGACGTGTGAGTGGGCTGGATGATGCCACTTTAGCCGGGCTGGATGATGACGCTTTAGGGGCTGGCTTCAATGATTTTCAGGCACGTCAGGCGCAGGCCCAACCGCCCGCATCTGAAGTCCAGGGTCCGACAGCCGCCGCGGAGCCGGCTGCGGTGGTGGCACTGCAACCAGAGGAGCACAACGATGCTCAACGTCTGCAAGGGCAAGGGCGCCAAGCGCCCGCTGCCAAAACCCCGCCCGCCGAGGTAGGCGCGGCGGTTAGCCCGGGACGGCCGATGGATTTAGCGGCGGCGGGTTTACCGTCGCCCGAGGCGGGGCTGGAGACGACGGCAGCGGGCCAAGGGGCGCCCGGGTTGCGGCGCAAGATGGGCGGCTTGGCGGCTGTGGGCTTGCCGGGCGCGGATGCGGGACTGGGGACGGCGGTCGTGGGCGAGGGGGCGCCGGTCACGTCACGAGACATCGCCCAGCAAGCGCGGCGGGAGGCGGCGGCCAAGTACGAGGCGCGCTATCAGGAGCGTATCAACCGGATGCAGAGCGCCACGACGCCGGCGGCGGTCGAGGCGATCCTGACCCAGGAGGAATATCAGGACCCGGAGCGGCATATTGCGGGTACCCATAAAGTGGAACAGGCGGCGAAGGATGCCAAACGCCAGCTCGCCGCAGAAGCTACCCGGGCCGAGGCGGAGGCGAACGGCGAGTGGGTGACGTTGCCCGGTGGCTCCCGGCGGGGCACGCGCGGCGAGATGCAAGCGGAGCTGGAGGCTTTGCCCCAGGAGTCAGGGTTTGAGTATCAGTTAGGCCGTGGCTATTCGCCTTTTGGGTCCAACGGGCAAGACAACGATTTCGTCATCGAGCGGCGCAAGGTGGCGGCCCCGGAGGCGGCGAACTCACCCGCGGGGGTGGTGAGTTCAGAGGCGCCGACCGAGGGGATGAACTCGTCGGCAATGCCGATAAGTTCGCCGGGGATGCCGGCGGGCGCGGGGGGTCCGGCGGGTGACCCGCAACGGTTGCCTTGGCAAGGGGCATCAACGGACGACCAGGAGAACCGCTGGTACGGCAGCCGGGTCCGCTTGACCGCGCAGGATCGCCGCCGGGCCGCCGCGGGCCTGCTCCGGGACGGCGAGGCGGAACTGGTCCGCGTGCTGAACGATGGCAAGTTGCTGGAGGTGCGCTGGCCGGGCACGGCAGGCACGCACCGGGCGGCGACGCGGGATTATGAGATCGAGGTGGTGGCCTTGGCGGATAACCAAGCCGAGGCCGCCGCGCCGGTTGCGCGACCCGCAACGCCGGATGCGGCGGCGACGCCAAGTCGCCCAAGTCCTGGCCGTTACCAGCAGGGCGAGGTGGCCAGTCGCGAGGGTCAAATGACGCTGGCCCATCGGGCCTCGCGCACGGCCCTGTTGACCCAGCTCAATGATCGGGCTGGTAATCCCTATACCGAGGATGAACTTATCAATGCCGCTGATGAGCGGATGGATGTGATCCGGGATTATCTGATTGCGGCAGCCCGGGGCGGTGACACGCCCGAGGCGCCGAAGGCGGGCGAGGAGGCGCATGTCGATCCGGAGTCAGGTGAGCGTAATCCGGTGACGGCGCCGGAGACGCGGGCGGCGGTGGCGGAGTCCACGGCCAATCCCGAGCAGGTGTTGCGCTATGTGGAGGAGCGGGCCACGGCTTTGAAGGCGCGGCTGCAAGCGATGCGGGAGGACTTGCGGGCCAGACGCGGGGGGGAGGGGATACCCGCCGAAGCCCTGGACATTCGCGCGGCACAGGAAACCTGGCCATCGGGGCAGGTGATCTTTGATGTGCCCGGTGACGGGACATTCCAGGTGCGGGCGACGGAGGCGCGGATCGACTGGTTTGTCGCGCAGATCAAGCGGGCGGTAACGGCGGCCAAGCGGCGGCCTGCTCCGGAGCGGCGGACGGTGGGCTCGTCGGTGCCGGCCTTTTTGAAGGAACTGGAGGCGACCAACAATCCCGCCGATTACGAAAATGCGCTGGCGATCCGCGAGGCGCGGGGGTTGCCGACGGACGGCATGGCGGCGACGCTGGCGAAAAAACAGGCGACATGGGCGGCGCGCGCGCGGGATATTCAGGGCCACTTGCAGCCGGAGCCGGGTGATCGGGTGCGGGTGCTGAAGTATGACCGGAAGGGGGCCGAGGGGCTGGTAACCAAAAACAGTCGGGGGCGACTGATGGTGGTTCTGGAGGGTTTTGATACTTCGCCTTTGGAGAGCTACACGCCCGGCATGTTGGCGGTGGAGGGGGACGCGAGCTGGGAGGGTGATGCCGCAGCCGATGACCAGGGAGGCGCGGCGAATACCGCCCAGTCGCCGGTCGTGGCGCCCGTCCAGACGGCGCCGGACCCGGCAGCCCTGGCGCAAGCCCTGCGCGCTGGTGACTTGTCGGTGGCGGGGTACTGGCGGGCCATGGGCTTGGCTGAGGATGATTTGCCCGTGCCAAGCGCGGCTAACCTGCCCGAGGCGCGGACGCGGGTGCCCTACCTGGCGCTGATGGATGAGGCGCGGGCGCTGGCGGGGACGCTGGGGGTAGCGAAGCGGGCCTTGGCGGAACTGGAGGTGATTGAGCGGGAGTACGAGAACCCCTTTACCACCCGGCTGGCGGCGGCGCGGGCCTTGCCGCCGCTGTTGCGGCAACGGTTTAAGACGCGGTTTGCGACGGTCGAAGCGGGCGATGCGGCCAAGCGGCAGTATCAGGATGCCAAAGACGCGGCTTACCGGGAGCAGGTGATTGTCGAGGCCGAGCGGCTTTTCGAGCAGTCGGATACGGCGGCCAATCTCCAGACACCGCCGGGTCAGGCAGAACCGACGGCGAAGCAAGGGCCTTTTGGTCCGATATTTCGCCAGTTTTACCACGATGCCCAGGGAGCCATTGCCCATCTGCGGCAGACCGAAACGGGCGAGGCCGTCGCCGCGTTGCATCACCCGGAGGTGGGGGATATTGATCTGGTATGGGGTCACACCTCCGATGATCCGCGAGCAACGGGCGAAGGATTGGCGAAACTGGCGCGCTGGCATCCGGAAGTGCTTGATGATCTACAAGGATTTATTGATTCCCTGCATGTGCATCAAAAGCACAAGAATTACATTCATTTGACCGATTCAAAGGACCGGCGCGGGGCGGTTCGCCTGGATTACAACGGCCAGACAAAGACGTGGTTGTTGACGGCTTATGAGGTAGGGAAGCAGGGTGTCCGAAGCGCCCCCGGTGGCATCTCAGCGTCGGCCGGAATGAAGGATGCGACGATTCTAGCTACCGCATCCGGCGCTTCTGACACGTCAAGTATAGACGATTCCAAGTCCGCCCGCGTCATCCTGGAGCTGGAACCCGAGGACGACCAGCACAGCCCCATCACGGTTGAGATCAACCAGGTCAATCGCTGGGTCAATGCCCTATCGGATGCGGACTACGCCACCCTGGACGCGGCGATGGCCGATTCCTCGCAGGCGCGGTTCCCGTATGGGGCGACCCTGACCGCTGATCCGCAACAGGTGCAGGCGATTTGGGAGAAGGAACTGGCGAAGCAGGGGGCGAAGGCCCAGTTAGCCCAAGCGAATGGCGCGGATACTGGTTCCACGTCGCTTCAGGTAGCGACTCAGGGCGTGCCGCTCGTGTCCGAAGAACGCAGCAACCTCGTCCGTAGTCCGTCCTTCTTTGAAAAGCTCGCAAATCTTCTGAAAGTTCCAGTCGGTTCTCAAGCCGTGGGGCCGACCACGAATCTGGTTGATGGTAAACCCTCGTCTGGCAAAAGCCGCCTCAATAGTGTGCGCGCTCACGCCAAGTTCCTGGGCGATATCCTGGAGAAGATGTCCCTCTCGAATCATTCTTTCAGCGGTCTCGATGCAAAAACTCAACGGCTTGTGCTCGCGCATGTGGTCAGTCTGACTAAAGACCCGAAGGTTTTCGATGCGATTGTCGAGCTTATTCCCGTTGATGTGATGGACTACCTCATCACCGCGCAATTGCCGCCCCAAGTGCTTTTCCAGAATAACGCGGTGTTGAAGAAGGCGCTTTCCCATGAACTGAGTCTGGTCGTATCCCATCGTGGAAACATGACCGACGCGCTTATACGCGCCATCGCACTCGCTGGAGCAGAAGTAAGTTCCGGTGCGGTTAGCCCTAATCTGGAAAGGCCAGCGTCCAATACTTTTTCCGCAAGTCGTACAATTGACAGTAATCATGGGAACAATAATACACGACAGGATGGAGTCAGTAAATTACAGACCCGCGAGGACGACGCGGGGAATGTGGCGCTGTTCAGCAAGAGGCCGCAGGGTAAGCAAACCTCACCGCTGACTATCGAGGATGCCGAGTACCTGGCGGCGGTGCAGCGTGGCGATATGGAGACGGCGCGAAGGCTGGTGGATGAGGCGGCCCGCGCGGCGGGCTACAGCGTGGCAGGCTGGCACGGCTCGCGCGGCTGGGGCTTCTCGGTCTTCAAGACCGGCAGCGAAGGTGGCGTACATTTTGGCACCTTGCCGCAGGCGGAGATGCGCGGCGGCCGGGGTAATGCCCGGCGGTTCTGGCTGAAGATGGAGAGCACGGCGCGGCTGCGCGACCGGGGCCAGTTCAAGGCGATCCCGCGCGGGCGGGACTCGGCGATCTACCTGAATCGCTATGAGGGGATCAGTGTCGAGACGGTCGAGAGTATCCCGGGGGCGGTGCTCGATCGGTTGACCGATGCGCAGTTCAAAAAACGCGTTCCGGAGGCCGCTGATTCCCAACTGGTTAAATATGCGTGGCAGATCAAGTCGGCTGACCCGATAACCTATGACGACAACGGCCAGGTCATCCCGTTGTCGCAACGCTTTGACCCTGACAACGACGATATCCGCTTTGCCAAAAGCGCCCATGCGCCAGGGGCGGGCGGGTCGGTGACGGCGATTACCCAGGCGGTGCGGCGGCTGATGCGGCCCTGGGCCAATGCGCCTCGGCCGGTGGTGTTCCAGGGGATGAATGATCCCCAGGTGGATGCCGAGGTGCGCCAGGCTTACGCGGAGGAGTCGGCGCGGCGCCAGGCGGAGGACCCCAAGGCCAAGCCGGACCTGGTGGAGGGCTTCTACTTCCGGGGGAAGGTCTATATCAATGCCGAGGCGGTGCGCAACGTGGCGGACCTGGAGCGGGTGCTGCGCCATGAGACGCTGGGCCATGCGGGGTTGCGGGAGCTGTTCGGCGGGCCGGAACTGGATGCGCTATTGGATCGCATCGCGCGGGCGCGGCGGGGGGAAGTGGCGGCGATGGCCACGGCGCGCGGGCTGGAGATGACGGATCAGACGCAGCGGCGGCAGGCGGCGGAGGAGGTGCTGGCGGAGCTGGCGCAGACGCGGCCGGAGATCGGCTGGGTGCGGGAGTTGCTGGCGCTGATTAAGGCCAAGCTGCGGGAATGGGGGGTGCTGGATGCCGACAAGCTGTCGGACGCGGAGATGCTGCGGGAGTATGTGATCCCGGCGCGGAATTTTATTGAGCGGGGAAGGATGGCGGAGGGGCGGATGACGGGCGCGGCAGTGCCGGCGTTTGCGAAGGGGCTACAGGCAGGGATGCCGGAGACCCTGGAAGTGGACGGCCAGCAGCGACCGACGACCAATAGCGAGGGGCGGCCTATCCATCCGACTGAAGAGGGGGTGCGGAATTTCTGGAAGTGGTTTGGTGACTCTAAAGTGGTGGATGGGCAGGGTAGGCCGCTGGTGGTGTATCACGGGACCCCTAATGAATTTACGGTATTTGAATCCCGCCCGGGGCGAAATTTTCTATTTGGCGAATCCGATGAAGTTCAGCGTCACGGGATTTTTGTGACGCCAAACGCAGTGTTTGCGGAAGAATTTTCGTTTGATGAGCGTAGAAACTCAAAACAGCCCATGGCTTTATTTGCCAATATGCAAAAGCCATTGGACCTGCGCGAGGGGATTGACGGGCAAGACGAGATGGCACTAAGGAACGCTGGATTCACTCAGGAAATCCCATGGGCCTACACGGATTACTGGCAATTATTCGACGACGATGTCGGAGAAGAGTTTGTTTCGGCAGCGCGATCAGCAGGTTTCGATGGTGCGCTACTCTCAGAGGTAAACGATTCTGGGCGAGAGGTGCCGGTATTCGTCATGTTTGGCAATCGCCATCAGTTGAAGGATGCGCGAGAAAATACAGGTGCCTTTGATTCCAGCAACCCCGACATCCGTTTCAGCCTCGCCCGGGACGCTGACGCGGGCGGCTCGCCCTTGGGCGGGGGTAAGGCTTTCCTGGATAGCGTGCAGCAGTGGCTGGGGGATAGCTGGCAGGGGCGCGTTGCCTCGGAGAATTACTCGGTGCTGGGGGCCTTGACGCTGCGCCAGTTGGCGGAGGTGGGGGCGAAGTGGTTGCCGGGGATTCAGTTGTATGACCGGCTGCGCACGACCATGGAGACGCGGCGCAATGTGATGATGGAGGAGGCGGGCCGGCTGGGGGATGGGGTGGATAGCTGGGCGCGTAAGCATCCTGAAGAGGCGCGGGCGGTGTTCGAGCTGGAGAACGAGACGACCCTAGCGCAGGTCGATCCCAGTGACTACCAGGTGTTGATGATTCCGCTGAAGCTGGGTCCGGGGCCGGAGATGCTGCGTAACTGGGCGGCGACGGAGGAGAACGTCAAGGAGCTGCGCAAGCGGGCGCGGGCGTGGCGGCGGTCGAAGCAGGTGCGCGAGCGCGAGCTGGCGGCCTATTACAGCGCGGCGGCGGATAAGCTGAACCTGGCGTTGCGGGCGGAGCGGCGGCGGCAGGCGGCCTTGCCGGAGCTGGCGCGCAAGTGGGCGGCCTTGTCGAGCGGGCAACAGCATCTGGGGGCGGATGGGGCGCCGTTCGCCACGGAGCAGGCGGCGCGGGCGGCCCTGACGGCGCGGCGCTGGCCCAAGGGCGTGGTGACGGTGGTCGAGGCGGTGCCGGGGGGCTGGGCGATTCAGGAGTTGGGCGGCCAGCAGGTCTATACGCGGATGCGGGACCTCTATAAGAAGCGGTCGGATGAGATGCGCGAGGCGCTGATTAAGCGGATCGAGGGTCTCCAGGGCCTGGATGAGGAGAGCAAGCGGGCGCTGGCGGCGCGGATCCGGGCGGAGTTCGAGAACCCGATGGATGAGAAGGGTAACCCGCGCATTGGGCCGTATTTCCCGCTGCAACGCTTCGGGCGGTTTTATGTGGCGGCGCAACGCTTGCCGACGGGGGAGGCGCGGACCTGGGGGCAAGTGAACGGCGAGCCCTTTACCAGCGAGGCATCGGCGCGCAGTGCGCTGAACAAGCGGCCGGATCTGCATGGGGTCTCGGCCAAGGTGGTGCCGCTGGAGGATGGCACCGGCTTTGTGCTGGAGGAGCGGGCGGAGGAGGGCTTCTGGCTGGCGGAGTCACCCCGGGAACAGCGGCAGACGGCGGCGGCGCTGGAGGCCGAGGGGTGGGTGATCCAACGTCAGGGGTTGACGGCGGTGGTGAATCAGGATTTGGAAGGGGTCTCCGAGGGCTTTGTGGCGGAGGCGGTCAAGAAGTTGCAGGACAAGGGCGCCAAGGATGAGGCGGATATGCTGTATCAGATGTATCTGACGACCTTGAGTCAGATGAGCATCCGTAAGCATTTCAAGCATCGCAAGGGGACGGCGGGCTATTCGGCGGATCAGTTGCGGGCGTTCGGCTGGAATATGACGCGGCTGGCGCACCAGGTGAGCAAGCTGGAGCATCTGCCGGACATGGAGCGGGCGTTGCTGGATATTCAGGAGGAGGTGAAGCAGCAGCAGCGCGATGACCGGACGTTCAATGCGACCCGGGCGAACGCGATGCTGAAGGAAGTGAAGTTGCGCCATGACTGGGTGGCGAATCCGGACAATGCGCCCTGGACCAATGCGCTATCGGCCCTGGGCTTTGTGTTTTACCTGGGGGTGAGTCCGGCGGCGGCGCTGGTCAACCTGTCGCAGGTGCCGATTGTGGGCCTGCCGGTGCTGGCGGCGCGCTATGGCTCCTGGGGCGCGGCGGCCAAGGGGCTGACGACGGCATTTGTCGATGTGGCGCGGGGCTTTAATCCGGCGGTGCTCAAGGGCTTTATCACCGGGCGGCCCTTGCCGAGTGACGCGGCGAATCTGACCGAGGAGGAGCGGCAAGCGTTCGCCGAGTGGGACAAGACCGGCGCCCGGGACCGGACCCAGGCGCATAACCTGGCGGGCATCGGCGACGCGGACAACTGGTTGAACGGGCCGACGTTCAATCGGGTGATGGGGGCGGTGTCAAGCCTGTTCCACGCGGCGGAGGTGGTCAACCGGGACGCGACCCTGCTGGCGGCGTACCGGTTGGGGCGGGCCAAGGGGCTGGAGCATGATACGGCGGTGATGCAGGCGGAAGCGGCGACCTGGGAGGCGCATTTCGATTACGCCAATGCGAATCGGGCCAGGATGATGCAGGGCAATGTCGCCAAAGTGTTGCTCATGTTCAAGAATTATTCGCAGCATGTGCTGTATTTCCTGGGGCGGAATCTGTTTCTGTCGGTCAAGGGCGAATCGGCGGAGGTTAAGCGGGAGGCGCGCACCAAATTTTCGGGCATGGTGGGCATGACGGCGTTGTTCGCGGGCGCGGCGGGGCTGCCGGTGGGTGGCTTCTTTGTGATGGCCAACCTGCTCCAGGGGATGTTCGGGGATGATGACGAGCCGTGGGATGCGGAGATCGAGTTCCGCAACTGGCTGGCGGCGACCTTCCCCGAGGGCGTCAGTGATGTGCTGGATCGGGGCGCGGTCAATACGCTGACGGGGTTGGACTTCTCCAGCCGTGTGTCGATTGGCGATCTGATTTGGCGGGCGCCGGATCGTGACTTGGATGGGGCGGGGATGTTCCAGCACGTCGTCGAGCAGATGCTGGGGCCGGTGGGCGGCTTGGCGGCCCGGCCGTTCACCATGTACGACGAGTTGCGCGAGGGGCGCTGGGTGCGGGCGGCGGAGGCGGCGTCACCCAAGTTCCTCCGGGATCTGGTGCAGTCGGGTCGCTTCGCCGAGGAAGGGGTGCTGACGCGCAAGGGGGCGGAGATTCTGGCGCCGGGCGAGCTGTCGAGTTTTGAGCTGTTCGCCAAGGCGATGGGCATGAATCCGGATGATCTGGCGGTGCGCTATCAGCAGAATTCAGCGATCAAGCTCTATGAGCAGCGGATTACCGATCGGCGGCGGGTGCTGGTGGCGGCGGCGGCGATGGCGATCATGGCGAAGGACACCCAGGGCCAGGCGGCGGCGCGGGAGAAGATCGCGGCGTTTAATCGGGTGCATCCGGAAATCAAGATTAGCGTGGAGACGCTGAAGCGCAGTGTGCGGGCCAGGGAGATGATGCGGGAGCGCGCCAAGGGCGGGATTGCGATCAATCCCAAGCTGGATTATCTGCGGGAGCAGGCGGGCGGGTTTGGGGAGCAGCCGGCGGAGGATGAGGAGGAGGAGAGGTAGGACCATTTGGGTGGGTTCACCCAAATGGTGATGAGGTAAAACCATAGCGAGGAGGTCCTCGCTATGGTCGAAATAGGTGGCTGGTCCCGGCGGCGGGCAGGGGCTGGCCATTATCTAGCGGTCGAGATAATGGATAATGGGAAAGAGGGAAGGAGGTGGCTGGTCCCGCGTTTCAACCGCCCAGAAGGGAGGTTCTCATGACGCCTCAGCGGGTTGGCTTCCCCGCTGATGAGGCGGGGGCGATGACCACTTAGATGCGGTCATAATCATGGTACCAAAATCAGGTAAGGGGATATGGATATATCGTATCACCGAAATTTGACTTTGATTTTGCTAGTGTTTCGGCAAATATAAACGCCCTTTCACGGCGACAACCGGGGTTCGAATCCCCGTGGGGACGCCAATTTAAACAAACACTTAGGCCCCGCTTGCTGGGCTTTTTTTGTTGTGCGGAATTTATCACCTTTTATCACATGCTATCCCCTGCCATCACAGGCTGAGGAGGGCGATGGAATCCCGTAGGGCGGAGGGGGATAGGTGGGCGTAATTCTCGGTGACGCGGATGGAGCTGTGGCCGGCGAGGACCTGGACGGTGCGCAGGGGGACACCGGCCTGGACGAGGTGGGAACAGAAGGTGTGGCGCAGGCAGTGGATGCCGCCGTCCAGGTCGGCGCGCTCCAGGGTGCGGGCGAAGCTGCGGGACAGGGAGGCGGGGGCAATCTGGGGGAGGACGTAATCCCGGCGGCGCTTGAGGGCGGCCAGGGCTTCCTCGGCGCCGTGGGTGATGGGGATGGCGCGCCATTTGCCGCTCTTGGTGCGGGCGGCGGGGGTGCTGATGATGCGCAGTTCGTCCTGGCCGACGTCGGCCCAGCGCAGTTGCAGGGCTTCGGCGCGGCGGAGCCCGCTGTTGGCCAGGAGTTGCCATGACCAGCGGTAGTCGCGGTGGAGGTCCTGGTCCTCGGCGGTGGTTTCCTTGGGGATCTCCAGCTCCACCGCGTAAATGTGCGCCAGTTCCGCTTTGGTGTACCAGCGGGGCGGGCGGCTGTTCAGGTTGCGCGGGGCTTTGGCGTAGCGGATGGGATTTTTGTCGATCACGCCTGCTTGAACGGCGTGATTCATGAGGGCCTGGAGGGTGCGCAGTTCCTTGATGACGGTCGCGGCGGCGGCGCCGTCGGGGCCGAGGCGCTGGCGCTTGTAGTCGTCCACCAGGGCGGCGGTGAGGGTCATGAGGGGCGCGCGTTTGAAGTAGGGCACCAGGTGCTGCCGGATGATCTGCTCCACCCGATAGTAACTGTCGGGGTATTCCTGGCTGTGCCAGGTGCCGTAGTGGCTGGCGTAGGCTAAAAACTGGGGTCCGGCGAGGGCGGCATTGCCCAGCGCTTGTTCCCGAGCAAGCCGGGACGCCTCGGCTTCGGCTTCGGTAACTCGACCGAGGCACTGACGGACCTGGCGCGCGCCCTCGACCCAGTTGATGTACCAGCTCGTACCGCGTTGATATTTTCCTGCCATGTTTTGTCGATGGATGCCTCGATGTCGGCTCGTCGGTAGAGGATGGCACCCAGCCAGGCCAGGGGCAATATCCCCATGGCGGGGGCGCGGGCGGCAAAGTCGGCCTCCGGGAGCTGAGCCAGGTGGGCGGCTTCGGCCAGGGTTAGATAGGCGGGAGTCATGGAGCGGGGTCCTCCTTGGCCTGTGACAGGGTATTTCGCAGTGGCGCTGTTCGATCCCATTCCGTCCACCAGGACCACGTGCCGCCGCGTTTAACCGCCACCCGTTCGCCGTCTGGGGTGGCGAGCATCTTGGCCTGACAGCCTGATGGGCCGTGATAGGCTAAGCTCTCGGCGACCCAGTATTTAACACCGGCTATTTCAATCTGCATTAGCGGTCTGCTTGGCCTGCCATACAGGGCACTCGCTTCCGCCCTCTGGCGCCATTGCGAAATCTTCGTTTTCCATACAACTCGGCAGCGGACGCAGGTTGGCCCACAGGCAATATCCCCGCTCGACGGTAGGGCGCCAGTAATAGTGGCAGGTGCCGCAGTTTTGCTCACTCATCTTGGGTCTCCTTGGCCTGCCAGGTTGTGCATTGCCTGCCATAAACGCGACAGACATCCCAACAATTAAGGCTTTCAAGACAGCACGGTATGTCGCGCCCTTCGTACCAGTGGCAAAAGCCCCAGGCGTTTTTTGAGTGCTTGGCGTAGTGGCGACAGGTGCCGCAGGATTGGTCAGTGCTCATCGCGTTTGCGCTCATAGGCCCGGCAGGCAGTGCCCCACCAGTATTCCATGGTTTTGATCTTGGACAGCCACCAGGGATGAGATTGGTGTATGACCCAGAGGCAGGGTCCGGTGCCGGATTCGGGAGCCGGTCGCCAGAATTTACAGGTCCCGCAGGTAGGCTCTATGCGCTGACTCGGGTCTGCTTCATCCAGTTTGTCTGCCCATTCCAGGCACATGGCTGCTGCGCCTGCCAGTTCGTCGGCATGGCGACGGTGGTGGTCGGTGGCGTTGGGGGTGGTACGCATGACGGCCGTTACTTGGATCATGTGGTCGTATAAATCCCATAATTCTGATTTAAGGTTACTCATGCGGCTTCTCCGGAAAACAATTGTTTGATCTGGGGCCAGGCGAGGCCGAGGCGTTTGCCGGCGACGTAGGCCTGGTGTTTGACCTGGGCGCGGTCGAGGGCGAGGCGCCGTTCGGCGGGGGTCATGGTCGGGGTGCGCAGGCGGTGCCAGAGGTTGCATACCGCGCGGTGGACGCAGGCCAGGTTGGCGATATCCAGGTGGTCGCTGTCGCCATCGAGGAAGACGACGACGTGGGCGGCGGGGATGGGGCCGTGGTTTTCGGCCCACAGCAGGCGGTGCAGGGCCTGCCAATTGGCGTTGGCGGCGGGGCGGTCGGCGAAGTTGCTGACCTTGATTTCCCAGTAACCTTGGGTGGTCTTGCGATATTCGCCAATGGCGGCGCGGTTGCTGGGTTCGTGACCGGGCTTGAAGCCGTGGATGCGGGCGGCGCCGGTGGTATCGAAGGGGACGCCTTTGTTCCAGGTGGCATGGCCCGTGTGCCAGTGATAATCGCGCTGGGCGCGAATCTGGTGACGCTGACAGGCGGCGTGGAGCTGGCTTTTGGTGCGCTCGGTGCCGAAGGCGGCGTTGAAAAGGGGCGTCAGATAGGTCAAGGCGCCGTCGTCGCGGTGGGTGCGCAGCCAGTCTACCTGTTCCAGGGTCCAGCCTCCGCCCAGTTTGCCGATATGGCCGGAGCCGTGGGGCCGGCCGCTGGTGATGCGGTGGTTGGACAAGGCCCCTTTGAGTTGCTTTCGGGTCAGGGTGATCCCCCAGTGGGCGTTGTAATGATCCACCAGGCCGGGCATGGGGTGGGTGCGGTAGGCCGCGGCCAGCCAGGCGAGGCGCGCAGGGGTCCAGTATTGGCGGGGGAGCGGGGCCATCAGGCGTCGCCGTCCAGGCCGAGGAGGCGGGGGACGTTGGTGCCGACGGGCAGGTCGTGCTTGATTTTGGCGGCGGACAGGGCGAGGTGGCCCACGTCGGTGATGCGGTTGGCGATGCGGTCGATGGCGCCGGCGCGGCGGATCTCGGTGGTGAGTTGCTCGGCGGTCAGGGTTTCATCGGAAAGCCGCTCCATCTGGGCGAAGAGGTGGTCGGCGAGGTCGGCGATTTTGTTGCGCATGTTAGCGGAGACCTTTGCTGGGGGTGGCGGCGCGGTCGTGGTTGTACTGGCCACGGGTGGCGTAGCTGGCGTGGGCGGGGACGCCTCTGCCGTGCCAAAAGACGATCTGGCCGATGGGCTGGCCGGGGCGCAGCTTGAGGTAATGGTGACGGAGGTGGTTGACCAGCTCCAGGGTAAGAACGCTGTTATTCCAGCCGGGATCGCCCCAGCCGGCGAGGAGGTGGCCGAGGCCGCAGCGGGCGAGGCTGGACTTGAGTTTGTATTCGATGGCGATGTTATTGGGTAAATGGAAGATTTCCCGGGTGGCGGCGAGGGCGAAGGCGCCGGGGGGTAGCAGCCAATAAGGGCCGTGTTCGTCCTGGGACAGTTCTTGCTCCAGGGGGAGGAAGAGTTCCTTCTTGGCCAGGTCGAGGATGGTGTCGGGGGCGGTGAGGGGGTCTTCCAGATAGAGGCGGTCGCCGAGGGTGACATCGAGGCTGGCGGCGTTGATGTGGTCCGCGTGGGCGTTTTCGATGACGCCTTCGGTGAGCAGGTCTTGAATGTCGAAGTAGGTGAGGAGCATTTAGGGGTCCTGGTGGGTGGCGTGGCTGGGGCAGTTGTCAACGATTGGTTGACCACTGGGGCAACTACCGAGGATTTCTCGGCAGTTGGGGCAACCGTCAAGTATTCCTTGACGGTTGGGGGCGAGGTCGCCCAGGGCGAGGACGGCGGCGCGACAGAGTTCTTCCCGGCATTCATTACCGTGGCGCAGGGTGTTGAAGTTGAATTGGTGCGGGCCAGTGAGGCGAATTTGCCAGAAAGGGCAGGATTCGCGCGGGGCGCAGGTGGCGTCGTGGCAACTGGAGGAGGGGGGGGTCATGTTAGGCGCTGGCCATGGTGTTGATGTCGGCGGTTTCCAGAACCAGGCTATGGACCTGGCCCACATGCTCGGCGAGATGGTCCACTTCGTCGGCGAGGCCGAGGACGGCGGATAGGCTTTTGGCGCGGTTCATAGCGGCGGTGACGCGGGAAAATTCGTTGACCAGGACCTCGCGGGCCAGGTCCGCATCGGTGCGGACCCGGTTGACGCTGATATAGCCCTGATCGCCGGGGGCGCAGGCGGGGTCGTGGACGTAAGCCACGGTGCGGACTTGTTGCTGCTCCACGGTAAAGGTGAGGGTCACGGCGCGGATTAGGCGCCGGGATTCCTCGATGCGGTGCTTGTGGGCAGCGGTGGCGTTGTCCCAGTCGAAAAAGTCATGGAGTGGCGATGTCGGGTCACGGGCGGCCAGGACGACGGTTTCCGGGGTGAGGCGGCCACCGTCGCGGGCGGCCAGGGCGTTAATTGCGTTGATCCAAGACTGTTTCATGGGGACTCCGGATTAGGCGGCGATCTTGAAGCCGCGCCGTTTGGATTCGACCGAGAACCAGGACAGCAACTCGTCGGTTTCGGCGTTGTAGGTGAGGGGATCGGCGAGGGCGGCATCCTGGGCTGCCCGTCCGCCGGTGGCGACGATCTCCGAAAACTCGGTGTTGTCGGTGCCGACCAGGCTGAATTGCCCATAGTTACCGGAGCCTTTCTGGACGCGCCAGTCGCCGATGCCCTGGGTGATGCCGGCGGCGGCCAGGAGGTTGATGACGGCCTGATCCTTGATGATGGGCTTGGTGTATTCGACGGTGAGATAGGCGGCCCAGCGGGGGAGAATGACGCGGGTGCGCACGTCGGGGGTGCGGTTCATGTCAGCCATGCGCACGATGCTCATGTGGAGCTGGGGGATGCCGTAGATGTAAATCTGATCGCCGATGATGGAGATCAGCCGGCCCATCTGGCTCTTGGTGGCGCCGGGAATGTCGAGGGCGGCGCTGATGATGGCCTTCTTGAAGCAGGTGGGCAGTTGATAGATGCGGGTGGGGGCGCTGTCGCCCCGGGTTTTGTAAACCGAGTTGCGGTATTCCTCCAGGGGGTTGTGCTTGAGGTTGGCGGCCTTTTCGGCGGCGTTCTTTTTAGGCGAGGGCAGGAGTAATTCCCCGGCGGCCTTGCCACTCATGGCGTTGCAGATCATGGGGGTGGTGCCGATGACCAGGAAGTCGATGCGGCCCCGCTGGATTTCCATGATGCTGATGTCGGTGGTGGTGGTGCTTTTGGCCATGGCCATGTTCGTTGTACCTGTTGGTTGATGATGATGTTGTGGGCCTGATGAGGGCTGGGGGCCGGTGCTGCCGGTCCAAGCCTCTCCCGTCCTCCCCCCTCCCTTCCGCTCCCCTCCTTTGCTGCCAGTCCATTGCCGTCCATTCCGGTCCTAGCCTGTCCGTGCCCATCCGTTGCGGCCGATCCGATCCCGTCCGCCCCATTCCGTTCCCCTCCGCTCCCGTCCTCTCCACTCCAATCCTCTGCGGCCTCTCCAGGCCTTTCCTCTCCACTCCCGTCCGCTCCAGTCCATTCCTCTCCGGTGCTGCCTGTCCGCTACAGTCCATTCCCCGCCCCTCCGCGCCATTCCCCGCCTCTGCTGCCTCGCCCCTCCCATCCGTTCCGATCCCATCCCATCCGGTCCTCTCAATACCACTGCTGCCTGTCCACGCCTGTCCGATCCCATCCGGGCCTCTCCGGGCCATTCCGTTGCTGCCTATCCATGCCCCGCCATGCCTATCCCCTGCGGCCTTTCCAATCTTGTCCCATCCCCTCCTCTCCGGTCTGTTCCAATCCCTACCTGGCCCGTCCTAGCCAGTCCTATGCTGCCCCTCCTATCCAATCCTTTCCCCTCCGATCCCTTCCCCTCCTTGCCTCTCCAAGCCCCTTCATTGCTGCCGGTCCAATCCGCTCCTATCCATGTCTCCCCCGTCCGTTCCCATGCTAAAAAGGGATGTCGTCGTCGAAATCTGGCGCTGCCAGGGGTGGCGCGGCGGCTTGGGTGCGGTTGGTAGGCCTTGACGCGGCGGGCGCTGCGGCAGTGTCGGGGCGGGAGCCCAACAGTTGCAGATTTTCGACAATGACTTCGGTGGAATAGCGATCCTGGCCATCCTGTCCGGTCCACTTACGAGTCTGGAGGCGGCCTTCGACATAGACTTGGCGGCCTTTGGCCAGGTAATCGCGGGCGATTTCGGCGGTGCGGCCGAAGCAAATACATCGGTGCCATTCTGTTTTTTCTTTGGCTTCGCCGGTTTGTTTGTCCTTCCAGCTCAGGCTGGTGGCGATGCTCAACGTGGTCATCGCTTCACCACTTTGGGTAAAACGGACGTCGGGGTCTTGACCGAGGCGGCCGAGGATTTGGGCGCGGTTGATACCTGCCATGGGCGTGCTCCTAGTGTTGGTGAGGTGATGGACGACGGGCGCGATGGTCGAGCCAGAGAAGGACGGCGCCGACGGCGAGGGCGCCGATGATGACTAGCACGGAAAGGACGGCGAAGAGGGCGAGGGTGGCGCTCATGGCGCGTCGTCCTGGTGGTCGGCGAGCGTGGGGTCCAGGGCGACGGCCAGCCAGCCGAGGAGATTGGCCAGCCAGCCGAGGGCGACGAACAGCAGGCTGAGGGCGCCGACGATGGCGAGGACGGCGAGGATCAGGCCGTCCTGGGTGAGGAAGGGGTCCGGGCTGGCGATCATGGCCAGGGCCGGGTAGTCCAGGGGCTGAAAAGCGGGCATGAGGGGCTCCTAGCTGGCGCCGAGGTGGGTGATGTGCTCGTCTTCGCCGTCCAGGCCGGGCAGGGGCGTGAGGCAGAAGTCGGGGGCCGGGGGGTAGCCGAAGGTCTGCGTGGGCCGGGCGCCGCGCGCGGCCTTGTGGCGGCGGATATCGCCGACCTGCACATACCAATGGTGCAGGAGGGTTTCCAGGCGCCACAGGCTGCCGGGGTCGAGCTTGCGCAGGGCGGCATGGTCGATGATCTGGAGATAGGCCAGCAGGTCGCGGGGGGTCATGGGTGGCAGGTCTCGGGCCGGGCCTGCCAGTAGCAGGGATGATCGAGGCCGGGGGCGGTGTCGTCGCAGCGGGCGTCTTGGGCGTCAATGATTTTTTCGCCGAGGGTCTGGAGGGCATCCAGCAGGCGGGCTAGTTCGTCATCGCGGGCGAGGGTGGGCCAGGTGGAGGCGCTGAAGCGGCCCACCTCGGTGATGAATTCGTCCAGGGTCAGGGCGGTTTGGCCGAGACCGATCGGGGGGGTCAGGCGGGGGGTGCAGGGCGGGGCGGTCCAGGGCCAGGAGGGTGGTTCTTGCGCCGCGCGGGATGGGGTTGCCAACGGCGATGGCCAGACGGTCATGGGGATGTCGGGGACTTCGCGGTTGGCGAGTTCGGCAATGAGGGGCGCCATGGTGACGATTTTGTCGAGCAGTTCCTGGTGGAGCTGGTCGAGGGGCCAGGCGGGGTAGTCGGGGGTGTGGGTCATTGGGGGTCTCCGGTGGGGGTGGGGGCGTAACGCTGGGTGATTTCGCGGTGGGTAAGCCGTGCCCAGTGGTCCAGTTCGATAGCCAGGGCCTGAAGCTGGTCAAGGTGGGCGGTGGCGAGCAGATCCGATGCCGGCGCGACGGCCAGTTGCAGGTAGAGGGTGCGTAGGTCGGTCATGCTGGGCTCCGCGTGAGGGCCGGCCGGGGGGCGGGCTTACAAAAATAATAGCAGCCTGCTAACCGCCAATCAATAGCATAATGCTATTTTGTTTCTGGAAGGCAAAAAAAACCCGCCGAAGCGGGGTTTTTGGGGAGCAACATATATTAGATTATTTTAATATATCGGCATGTTGTCCATAGCCGACATAGTTCAGAACTTCTTGATTTTCAGTGACAAGTAAACGAATGGCTGCTTTCTGCTGGTCTCGCTGTCGTGGTGTAAGGGCCTTGATAAGATCAAGCCACTCTTTTTCTTCCGAAGGTTCCAGGATTTGATACCGGGCTGGTTCATCGGCGACTACCGGAGGGTCTTCAGTATCGTGGCTTTGGTCCATCCACCCATGGGGGAGACGTAGTTTTTGCTCGATTCTGCGTGCCACCTCATCACCGACGTTCCGCACCCGGGTTTTTATCTGAGAAACATGACCTGACGCAAGCCCTACCGTATCAGCAAAAACTCTATTATTTTTATAGAGTTTTAGCAGGGTGTTGAAATTCCTGTCCCGTGTCTGCTTAACGTCCATACCAGAAACATAGCATCTTGCTTTGGTTGGGACGATGCACGGGTTGCTATTGCTTTTTGAATAGCAGCCTGCTAACTTATTTTCCATGGATATCCTCTCCTTCTATAAAAACGCTCCTCGGGGCGGAAAACGGGCTCTGGCTGACAAGATCGGTGTGTCATTGCCTTATCTTTATCAACTGGCTACCGGGCGCAGGAAAATCCCTGCGACGCTGTGCCGCAGTTTGGAAGCGGCTACCGACAAGCGGGTCACTGTCCACGATCTGCGCCCGGACGTGTTCGGCCAGGCTCCGGACGCCCCCCTGAACGACGTGGATCACCAGCGCGCTGCCGCGTGATGTCGCAACCTGTTTTGTTGAGTGCTCCTCTCGGCTCTAGCGAGCCTTGGCCCCGCCCGGCCTCTGCCGGGTTTGGGGCTTTTTTTATGGGTGGCGCCCATGGATAAGCGGTCGGCGCGGACGACGGTGGCGCTCACGCCGGAACTGTTGACGGCCTTGCAGCAAATCGCGCTGGCGGAGGAGGTCACGGTGTCGGACCTGCTCTACAACCTGGCGTTGAATTTCGCGCGGGATCAGTACCGGCGTTACACCCATTTAAGACAAGCCTTTGCTGACTTTCCGGAGTTACCGGATAAACCGGATTTACCGGATAAATCGGCCTGATCCCGTGGGGTCGGGCCTGGGTGTGGCGTGGTGTCTGGAGGGTGAAGCGATGGGGACGACGGGTGAGCGCAATCCGGCGCGCTATGCGTTGGCGCGGGAGGTGCGGGAGATTTTCCAGGATTTATGGCCGTCGAGTGTCTCGCCGGCGTCGATCCAGGTGGCGACGGGGCCTGGCTTCGAGACGGCGATGCGCTACATCCAGGCGGCGTTGCTCCGGCTGTATCTGCCGCGCATGGCGCGGGAGCGGGTGCCCTATGCGCTCCAGACGCTGGCCTGGCTGGAGCGGGAGTTGTGAGCGAGCTGTTCTGGGCGCTGTACCAGGTGGTGGGAGGCGTGGTGCTGGGCATCGCCCTGGTGGTGCTGACGGTGGAGCTGTGGATTCGGCGCTGAAGGGCGGCGGACGATCAACAATAATGATGGGAGTGCTCACGATGATTGACGAAGACTGGAACCGGATTATGCCGCATCGCGCGGGTCGCGGACGCTTGTGGGGCCTGTGCGGGCCAGCGGGCGCGGGGAAGACGGCGGCGGCGCGGGCGCTGGAGAGTCAGGGCTTTGTGCGGCTGTCCTTCGCGGAACCGATCCGGGGGCTGGTGCGGAAACTGTATCCGGCCTGGTCCGATCCGCGCGAGGGCTGGTTCGAGGCGCCGGTTAAGGATGCGGTGGATACGGTCTATGGGCTGAGTCCGCGCCAGGCGTTGCGCATCCTCGGCGAGGAGCTGCGGGCGATCGACCCGGAAATCTGGCTGCTGGCGTTGTCGCGGGCGATCCGGGCGACGGTGGCGGCGGGGCATTTGGATATCGTCGTTGACGATGTGCGGCTGCCGGCGGAGGTGGAGCTGCTGGAGGATTTCGGGGCGGTGCTGTTCGAGGTGCAGCGGCCGGGGGTGGATTACCGGCGGGATCATGCGACGGAGATGGGGCTGATGGACTTGGACCCGGCGCCGCTGGTGATGGTGAATCATGGGTCGGCGGTGGCGTGGGAGCGGGCCTGGGTGGATCTGGCGGCCATGGCGTGGCCGGTGGCGGAACGGGATCTGGCGTGGCACCGGGAGCGGCTGGCGGTGGCGGTGCGGCGGGTGATGCACGCGCCGCCTGTGTGGCAGGCGGCGGCGTGAGCGTGGCGAGCCGGGCGGTGGTAGCCCTGTCTCCGAATGGTGTCGCGGCTTTGGCCTATGCGGCGCAAGGCTGGCCGGTGTTTCCGTGCCACGACCAGGGCGCGCTGGCGAAAAGCCCGTTGGTCAAAAAAGGTCTCCATGCGGCAAGCCTGGATCCGGAGCAAATCCAGGCGTGGTGGAGCAAATGGCCGACGGCGCTGCTGGGGGTGCCGACGGGGGCGCAGGTCGGGCATTGGGTGCTGGATATTGATGTGCATACGGGCGCCCAGGGTCCTCGGTCGCTGGCGGCCTGGCTGGCGGAGCAGGGCGAGTTGCCGGCGACGGCGACCGTGACCACGGCTTCGGGCGGGTTGCACTATTTGTTTCGGTGGCCGGCGGATGGCCGCGAGGTGCTGTCGCGGGTCAATGTGGCGCCGGGGATTGATGTGCGGGGGCGGGGCGGGTATGTGATCGCTCCGCCTTCGCGCAGTGATCAGGGGACGTGGCGCTGGGCGACGGCGGAGATGGCGGACCCGGCGCGGGTGATCGCCCTGGCGCCGGATTGGCTGCTGGATAAGGTCTGTGGCGCGCGGGCGGTGGCGGCTCCGGCGCGGCGCGTGGAGGCGACGGCGGAACGGGATGCGTCTTTTTTTGCGCGGATCAATTCCAAGGCGCTGGCGAGTCTGGGGGCCTGGGTGCCCCGGGTGTTTCCGGGCGCGGTGGCTTATGACAATGCGGCGCTAAATGAACAGGGCTATCGGGTGTCGTCGCGGGCCTTAGGGCGGGCGCTCCAGGAGGATATTTCCCTGATGCCGTCGGGCATCAGGGATTGGGGCGAGGAGATTGGCTGTACCCCGATTGATGTGGTGGTGGCCTGGGGGGCGGTCAATACGCCCGTGGATGCGGCGCTATGGCTGTGTCAGCAACTGGGAGTGGCCCCCCAAAAGTTGGGGTGGCGCGAGAAGCGGACGGACCCACCGCCTCCCGAGACGGCGCCCGAATGGCTGGAGGAGCGGGTGCTACTAGCCGAGGTGGTGCCGATGGTGCCGACGCGGCCGCTCCCGCCCCCCCCCGAGGACGAGCGGCCCGCGCTCCAGGTGGTGGGGGGTAAGGATTTCGATGCACGGCCGCTGTTGCGTATCACGGCGGGCGGGCTGGCGGGGGATGTGGACGCCCTGGAGGAGCGGTTGCTGGGGGCGGGCGCGGAAATCTATCAGCAGGGGACCCGGCTGGTACGCATCGGCCAGTGGTCGGCAGAGGAGGATATCCAGCGCGGGAGCGGGGCGGCGGTGCTGATCGACGTGACGGCGGTGTGGTTGCGCGATTGCGCGACCCGGCTGGTGCGCTTCGAGCGGTGGGACGCGCGGGAGAAGAAGTGGCGGGCGACCAACTGCCCGAATGAGATGGCGGAGACGCTGTTGGCGCGGGCGGGGGGCTGGAAGTTTGCCTCCTTGCTGGGGTTCTGCGATGCGCCGACGATGACGACGGCGGGGCGGCTGGTGCATGAGCCGGGCTATGACGTGGATTCGCGGCTGTTCCTGGTCCATCCGCCCTTGATTGGGGCGCTGGGGACGGTGCGGCCGGAGGCGGTGGCGGAGGCGAGCCGGTATCTGTTTGCGCTGTTCGATACCTTCCCGTTCGTGACGGCGGCGGATGAGGCGGCGGCGCTGGCCATGGTACTGACGACGCTGGTGCGGCGGGTGCTGCCGGCGGCGCCGCTCAATTGTGTGTCGGCTTCGACGCCCGGGACGGGGAAATCGCTGCTGGTCAATGCGATTGCGACCCTGGCGGTGGGGCGATCGGCGGCGGTGGCGGCGATTGGCAAGGACCAGGAGGAACTCGAAAAGCGGGTGGATGCGGTGTTGCTGAAGGGCGATGCCCTGTGCAGTTTTGATAACGTGGATCGGGCGGTGAAGAGCGATGTGCTGTGCCAGGTGACGACCGAGGCGTTCAAGTCGGTGCGGATTCTGGGGCTGTCGCGCATGGTAGATGCCCCGACCAATGTCTGTTGGTTCATGACGGGCAATAACCTGACGCTGCTGGGTGACTTGGTGCGGCGGACGCTGGTGTGCAATCTGGATGCGGGCATGGAGCGGCCGGAGCTGCGGGTGTTCAAGCGGGACGCGATTGCCCATGTCCGGGAACGACGGCGCCAGGGGATCCGGGCGGCGTTGACGATTGTGAAGGGGTATCTCGATGCGGGTTGCCCGGAAATCTTGGTGGAGGGGAAGCCGTTGCGGTCATTTGGCAGTTTTGAGGTGTGGGACCGGCTGGTCCGGCGTCCCTTGATGTGGGCGGGCTGGCCTGATCCCTTGCAGTCGGCGGAGGGGATGCGGGAACAGGATCACGAGTTCGGGGGCATGGTGGACTTTCTGCGGGCGCTGCTGGAGGCGTCGGAGGGCAAGGCCATGACCACGGCGGAGATTCTGGGGCTGATGCGGGAGCGCCTGGGGGCCTATGCCGAGGGCCATGACGGGGCGCGTTGGCCGGCATTGGTTGAGGCGGGGGAGACGGTGTTCGGGCCGGCGCGGGAGTGGGATGCCCAGAAGCTGGGGTATCGGCTGCGGCCCTGGAAGCAGCGGGTGCTGGGGGGGTTGAAGCTGGTACAGGATGAGTCGCGGACCAAGAGCCGGCAGGGGCGGTTTTGGCGGGTGGTGAAGGTGCGGTAGGCGCGTGACGGCCCGAGAGTGTTGTTTATTTGCCTAAAGTGTGCCGATGGTGCCGATGCGCCGATGATTTCCCCCATTACACGGAAACTGTCACTGAATCTTGTGTATTTAATGAATGAGGGCCGGAAACATCGGCGCTATTGGCACCATCGGCACACTTTCCTTCAGGAGCGGAGGACGTGACCATGGATAGCGCCTGGGTACGGCAGGGGGAGTGCCATTGGGTTGGCCCAGGGCAAGTCCAGGTGTGCGCGGTGCGGGTGGGCGAGGCGTGGGTCTATGTGGCCTGGAGCGGACTGGATCGGCCAGAGTTGAAATACTGGGATTGGATGAAGACCCAGGACTTCAGAATCGGGTACGAGCGGGGGGAGATGATCCCGCAGCGTCGCCAACTGCTGGGGAGGTTCGGGACAGCGGCGGAAGCGCGGGCAGCGTGCCAGGAGGCGAGCGGGGCGCTGGGCGAGGCTGCGGGGAAGGATACGAGTAGGGGGCCGAATGGCGAGGCCGCTACGGGGCTCCTAGAGGCTGCTACGGAGGGGCAGAGCGCGTGATGCCCGACGTGCTTACCGATACGGCCCTGGCGCTGGTGGCGGCGGGACTGGATGCGGAGCGGGTGCGGCGGGTGATCGGGGAGCAGCGGCGGCGGTGGGCGGGGACGGCGGCTTACATCCGGGCGGTGGATCGGGTGGAGCGGGAGGGGGCGATTCGGGCGGCGGTGGCACAGGGGGTGAGTTTGCGCAGGACGGCGGCGGTGGTGGGGTGTTCGGATGATACGGTGCGGCGGGTGTTGGGGCGGGGGTGAAAAATAAATACAATATAAGGTGACGTGTTACATGTGTAATACTATATTTAAGACATAGGGTACTGACACCCTACCGACCCGGCGAATTCCGGGACTGACTACGGCGCCAGGCGCCGAGGACAGCAAAATGAACGCCAGCATCACCACCCGCCAGCTCGTAACCGCCCTGCGTCGTGCCCTGCGTCTGGGCTCCAACACCCCCGAAGGGCGCCGCGCCAATCCGGCCAGCCGCACTTGGCAGGTGCGCCCTGACACCAAAACCGCCATGCTGCGCTGCTTCGTGCGCCAGGGCGTGATACCGCGCGGCATGAAAGGGCGCGTTGATGCCCTGTGCCCGGCCCTGCTGCGCATTACCCGCCCCCTGCCCATGCCGCGACCACTGGCCGACCGGCTACCCGGTTACTTGGCGCACGTTTACAGCGTCGAGATCGGCAAGCGCGGCGGCGAGACGCAGATCCAGGGCGAGAACAATGCCTATCCTTTGCGGATGATCGACCGGGCCGATGGTATGGCCCTGCTCCATGTCTCGGCCTGGCGGTATTACAGTCGCGGGTTCGGCTCCCGGCTGGCGAGCCTCTGTTACCTGTGTGGCCGCGACGACAACGGCCGCTGGGCGGTACGGGTGCCGGGGACTTGCGACACCGTGATGGATGCCCTGGCCCGCATTGAGCCCAAGGAAGTGCAGAGCGCCCGGGATAACGGTATCACCGTGCTCCGTCAGGGCGATGTCTATGCGGTGGAAACCAAACGCGCTTATGACGGCAAAGGCGCCGCGACCCTGCCCAGCAATCACACATGGAACCCGGAGACGCGCGAACTGCGACATCTGGACAGCCGCTCGCCCCATGCCACCCTGTCGATTCCCTTCCCCGTGCGTTTCGTCGCGCAGAGTGCCTTGCGCATGGGTCGCACCGCACGGCGCGGCAGTGCTGATTAGCCACATCTCATTCTATTGCCAGGGATGGCCCCCAGCAGGATCAGGCAATGACCTATTACCGCAATTTGAAACGCCACCTAACAGGGGGCGAAGAAAATCAGCTTGACGCCATCGTGGCGGACGCCACGGGAAACCCGCTTGCTGGCATCGGCTCACCACCAGCTCATGAAAGCCCCCGCATCTGGCTTGAACACTGCGACGAGACGACGGCTCGCGCTTTGGATAAGGCGCTTGCCAGGATGAGCTTAATCAATTCCCAGGAGTATCAGCAATGACCCATAAGCGCTATTCCATCTACGCCAACGCGACCCTTGACCGGGTATTGGCCGAACGCCTGCCCCATGGCGACCCCGAAGGCGGGGCCAGGTCGCGGAGCGCGACCATTACCTACATGGCCGACAGGTACGCGGAGACCTGCCGGCGCAGTATGCCGTTGCTCTCGCTCCAGAGTTGGCTGCTGATTTTCGATGCGATGAACGGCTGCTACACCTGGGATCATCCCGGGGCCGCCACTTCCGGCTTGTTGGCGCCTGGCGTCCATGATGCCTGTGATCTGGACGGAACGGGGGACAAGTGGGGAGTTACCGACTGGCGCGCGCTGGTCGCTAACCTGGCCAGCCTGCCCTTCGCCGCGCAGATTGCCGTGCTGGATGCGGCGGAACGCTTCTGGGCCATGGATGTGCAGCAGGGTGAGGATGAGCCCAGCGCGGCGGACCCATTCGCCCATTGGCGGGCGGCGGTGAGGAACATAGTGGGGAAATTGGCTGACGATAATATGCACAGATCGTCAATAAATTGATGAGCTTCACTCACACACAACCCGCCTCGGCGGGTTTTTTTATGCCTGCAAGTGCCGCAAAACTGCGTAGTTTTGCGGTGGGGAGGCTGAGAAGATGACCTGGGAAATTGGGGTGGTGCGGAGTGGTGCGATGGCCGAAGCGGATGATGTGACACCGACACAGATGGCGTTTCCGTATGCGGACGAGATCCGGCTGACGAAAGCGCAGTACGGCTACGCGACGATTCGCGGGCGGTTGCCCGCCAGTTTTCATGACTGGCAGGTCAAGGTTTTGACGGATGGAGGGTCGGAAGCGGACTTCAAGGGCATCTCAAGGCAGGATCGGCGGCAGATGACCACGGTGACGGGTCGCTGGAACGCCATGCCGGCGGTTCAGGCGCAGATTGAGTACGAGCGGACGCGGGCGATTGATGCGCGGCTGGAGGCGCCGTTGAAGGCCTGGGAGGCGAAGATGGCCAAGTTGTTCGAGCTGGCGGCGGGGGAACTGCCGCTGGTGCGGACGGTGGTGCAGGTGGATGAGGACGGAACGCGCAATCTGACGGTGGAGGAGTACCACGAAACCAACCTGACGGCGATGGCGAAGGCCCTGGAGATGGAAGGGCGGGCCTTGGCGGTGTTCAAGGACAAGACCGAGCTGTCGGGTCCGGATGGCGCGGCGGCGATTCAGGTGACGTTTGTGCGGGCCGAGGAACGGGTGATGGCGACGGATGAGCCGGCGGTGTTGCCTGGGACGAGCGATGAGTGAGGCGGTGACGCGGGGGCGGGTGCTGGCGGCCTTCGCGGCCTTGCCGCCGGAGTCTGCGATTACGACGCTGGGCGTGGCCTGGCTGTTGGGGTGTCCCGAACATCGGGGGCGGGCGGCGGTGAGCTGGCTGGCCCTGGGGGGCCTCCTGAAGGTGGTGGGGGAGTGGCGGCGCAAGAATCCGCGCGGGGAGTGCTACGGGGCGTCGCTGTATGCCTGGACCGGGGAACGGGAGATTCGCCGGGTGGCACGGGATCGGACGCTACGCCAGTGTCAGCGGGAGCAGGATATGCAGGCGATCGCGGCGGAGTGGCTGTCGCGCAAATGGTGATGACGCCGAAGCGGGTGGTGGATGCCAGTTTCCCGGCGATGCTGGAGAACCTGTTTAAGCCGGTGCGGTACAAGGTGCTGCACGGGGGACGCGGCAGCGGGAAATCGTGGGCGGCGGCCCGAGCATTGCTGATTCAGGGGGTGCGGGAGCCGTTGCGCATCCTCTGTGCTCGTGAAGTGCAGCGGTCGATCAAGGAAAGCGTCCATCAACTCCTGGGCGACCAGATCAAGGAGCTGGGGCTGGGGGCTTTCTGGCAGGTGCTGGATAACGAGATGCGCGGGCGCAATGGCGCCAAGATCGCCTTCACGGGCTTGGCGGCGCATACAACGGAGTCGGTGAAGAGCTACGAGGGGTATGACCGGGTGTGGATCGAGGAGGCGCAGACCGTCTCCAAGCGGTCGTGGGACATCCTGACCCCGACGATTCGTAAGCCAAAGTCGGAAATCTGGCTGACGCTGAACCCGGACCTGCTGACGGGGGAGACCTACGCGCGGTTTGTGACGGCGCCACCGCCCGATAGCTGGGTGTGCCAGATTAACTATCTCGACAATCCCTGGTTTCCCGAGGTCCTGGACAAGGAGCGGGCGCATTGCCAGGCGACCCGTCCGCCGGCGGAGTACCGGAATATCTGGCTGGGGGAGCCGCTGCGCACGGCGGAAGGGGCCTATTACGCGGATCAGATCAGCCGGCTGCGGGAGCAGGGCCAGGTGCGGGCGGTGCCGTATCAGGCGGGGGTGCCGGTGGGGACCTTCTGGGATCTCGGTTACAACGACACCACGGCCATTTGGTTTCATCAATTCATCGCGGGTGAGCATCGGTTTATCCATGCCTACGAGAACTGCGGCGAGAGCCTGGAGCATTACGCCCAGTATCTGATGACGCGGGGCTGGCTGTATGACCGGCATTACCTGCCGCATGACGCGGACAACAAGAGCCTGCAAACGGGCAAGAGCACGGTGGAGCTGCTGGAGGCCCTGTTGCCGGGGCATCGCTTCGAGATCGTGCCTCGGGTGGAGAACGTGCTGACGGGCATCGAGGAGACGCGGCTGAAGCTCCAGGGGCCGGTCTATTTCGACACCATCGGCTGTTATGACGGGCTGACGGCGCTGGAGCGGTATCGCAAGGAGTGGAGCGCCAAGCTGGACGCGTTTCGCCCGACCCCGCTGCATGACCGCTACTCGAATTACGCCGACGCCTTCCGCCAGTGGGCGCAGGGCTGGCGCGCGGCGGCGACAACCAGCAAGAAGAAGCGCACGGGTGGCGGGTGGCGGGCGGCATGAGTCAGATGCAAATGATTGGAGCGGCGAATTTGTACCTGGGCGATTGTCTTGACGTGCTCAGGGGCCTGCCAGATGCATCGGGGCAATGCTGGTCGCCAAGGCATCATGCGGCGATCTGGCTACGGGGAGAGATGAGATGGGCGTACTGATCGGCGGAGAACGGGCGTGGCGTAAGCGGCGGATGGGGGACCTGGGGGTTTCCTACCAGTGGGTGAACCATGAACCGGCGATGGTGCTGTTTCCGGCGACCCGGCCCGCGTATCGGGCGGGGGCCTTTGTCATCTGCCTGAGCGCGGCGCATCGCTACGCGGGGGCGGATGGGCATCCGAATTTGGGCTACGCCATCCCGCAGGCCTATGACGCGGCCCGGGTGATGGGGCTGAGCCTGGAGAAGGGCACGGTGCGGCGGATCATCGACGCCATTGTCGAGGGCTTGCCCGACCTGGTGGAGATGCCGCCGGAACCGGACTGGGCGCGCATCGACAAGCCCCAGCCGGTGGTGGGCGAGCTGTCGGTACGCCAGGGCGGCCGGGTGGTGGTGGAAACCGAGGTCCGGGCGCCGGATCAGGCTGAATTGCAGGCGGAAGCGGCATGAATGACGACGACCTGATGCCCAGCCAGGCGGCTTCGGCCTGGGATGATGAAACGCGCTATGGCGGGCGGGCCAAGACCCCGGAGGGTCCCGCCAAGCCGAGAAACGCCCTGGATTCGGCGGCGAACAAGGCGCGGCTGAAGCAGTTGCGGGAGTGGTTCGATCAGGAGTGGAACCGGCAGGCAGTGAATCGCTACCAGCAGGCCATGGATGAGGACTACTACGACTCGCTGCAATGGGCGGAGGAAGACGCCCAGGTGCTGCTCGAACGCGGGCAGGCGCCGGTGGTGTACAACGAGATCAAGCCGTCGATTGACTGGATGATTGGCACGGAACGGCGGACACGGGTGGATTACAAGGTCCTGGCCCGGCGCAAGGACGAGGGGGACATGGCCGAGGTCAAGACCAAGCTCCTCAAGTACCTGAGCGACGTGAACGGGTCACCGCAGCATCGGTCGCGCGCTTTTGCCTCGGCCTGTAAGGGCGGGGTGGGCTGGCTAGAGATCGGGATTCGTGGGGATGAGTCGGATGAGCCGCTGTATTACCGGGCGGAAAGCTGGCGGTACATGCTCTATGACTCGCAGGCCATGGAGCCGGATCTGAGCGATGCGCGCTATCTGTTCCGCTGGAAATGGCTGGACGCGGATGTGGCGGAGACGCTGTTTCCGAATCGCAAGCTGATGATCCAGCAAGCGGCCATCAATGCGGCGAACCGTACCGAGGAAGACGAGGACGAGTCCTGGTATCTGGGGGCGCGGGTGACGGAGCCGGGGTCGGATTACGCGCGGACGGGCAAGTATCGGCCCTATGAGGGGGGGAGTTTTACGCCTTCGACGCGCAACCGGGTGAAGCTGATCGAGGCCTGGTATCGGGTGCCGGAACGGCGCCAGGTGCTGCGCGGCGGGCGGTTGGCGGGGGATGCCTACGAGGAGACCAATCCGGAACACCAGCGGGCCATCGAGGAAGGGGCGTCGGTCTATGACGGCCTGGTGATGACGGTGCGCTGTGCCATCTATTGCACGGGGGGCCTGCTCTACGAGGGCAAGTCGCCCTATCGCCATGGGCGGTTTCCGTTCGTGCCGGTCTGGGCTTATCGCCGGGCCAGAGACAATGCGCCCTATTCGCCGATTCGGGTGATGCGGGACTCTCAGGATTCGCTGAACAAGAGGGGATCGAAAGCCCTGTGGATTCTCTCCACGAATCAAATCGTCATGGAAGCGGGGGCGGTGGAGGACGTGGAGGAGCTGCGCGACGAGGCGGCCCGACCGGACGCCATCATCGTCAAGAATCGCGGGAAGGAACTGGTCATCAATCGCGATGGCGCCCTGGCGGAACAGCATCTGCGGCTGATGGATCGGGATGCCTTGAGTATCCGGCAGGCGGGCGGGGTGACCAACGAGAACCTCGGGCGCCAGACCAATGCGTCATCGGGTAAAGCCATCATCGCCAGGCAGGATCAGGGCGGGGTGGTGACCACGGAGCTGTTCGACAACCTGCGTTGGGCGGTGCAATGGGCGGGGGAGATTGAATTAAGCCTGGTGGAGCAGTTTTTCACCGAGGCCAAGACGGTGCGGTTGGTGGGCGAGCGGGGCAATGCCTCCTTCGTGCCCATCAACGAGGTGGACCCGGAGACGGGAGAAACCATCAACGACGTGACGGCCACGAAAGCCGATTTCGTGGTGAGTCAGCAGGATTACCGGGATTCGCTGCGCATGGCCATGTTCGAGAGCTTGTTCGAGATCGTGGGCAGGCTGGCGCAGATGTCGCCCCAGGTCGCGTTGAACATGCTCGACCTGGTGGTCGAGATGGCGGATGTGCCGGGCCGGGATGAGCTGGTGGCGCGGATTCGCCAGTTGAACGGGCAGCGTGATCCGGAGCGGGAACCGACCCCGGAGGAACAGCAGGCCCAGGCAGCGCAGCAGGCCTTGCAGCAGGCCCAGCAGGAGATCGGCATGGCCACCATGAAGGCGGAACTGGAGAAGCTGTTGAGCGAGCGCGAGAAGCTGGGGGCGGAGGCGATCAATAAGCGATTGGAGGCCATGTATGCGGCCTTGCAGTCGGCGCAGATTGTCGCGGCGGCCCCGGCGGCGGCGGTGGTGGCGGACGAGATCATGAAGGGCGCGGGCTTTACCGATCAGTCGGCGCAGGCGGATGCGGCGATGATCCAGGACGCGGCGCAACAGATGCGGGAACCCGGCGGCATGGGCGAGGGGCAGATGGCGGCGATTACCGGGCCAGGACCGGGCGCGCCATCGCCTTACGCGGGGATGCGCCAGGGGGCGGAAACGATGGCGGATGATGGCATGAGGGGGTTGTGATGAAGAAAGAGCCGAAGATCAAGATGCGGGAACTTAACGAGTGGAAGACCGGGAATGACCTGAACACCTTACGGGAGGCGGTGCGGATCGAAGAGGACCGCCAACGGATGAAGCGGGTGCGGAAGATGGTGCGCGAAGAAATTAATGAACTGGCCTACGCAGCCAGCCTGCATGTGGAGATTAGCCGATGAGTCCAACCGATCTGGAAATGGCGGGACTGTCGGACGAGGAGCGGGCGGCCCTGGAGGACGATGAGACGCTGGAGGATCGGGCGCTGTTGCAGGACCTCCTGGACGACGAGGGCGATGAGGCAGAGGAGCCGAATCCGGCAGCGGTGGCGATGGAGGATGATCCGGACCCCGCGCCGCGCGCGGAATCGGTCGCGGAGGCAACGCCCCCCCGGGAGTTCCAGGCCCAGTATCAGGCCCCGGCGGTGCCGGATTACGCGGAGCGCATGGCGCAACTGGCCCAGGCGCAGCAGGAATTGGCTAAGTCCTACGAGGACGGGGATTTCGACCTGCCGGAGTACCAGACCAAGCTGCGGGCTTTGAGCGAGGCGGAATGGGGGCTGCGGGAAGCGCAGTTGAAGGCGACCCTGGCGGAGGAGCAACGGGGCCAGGCCCTGGCGCAACGCTGGCAGTGGGAACAGGAACATTTCTTTGCCCAGGGGGCGAACCGGGCCTACCGGGAAGACCCGATGATCGGGCAGGCCTTCAGTACGGCGGTGCAGGTGCTGGCGGCGGACGCGGGCAACGACAACAAGCCGATGTCCTGGTTCCTGGAAGAGGCGGATCGGATGACCCGGCAACGGTTCGTGGTGAGTGCGGCACCGCCCAGTAAGGCTCAACGCTCGACCCGAACGCGACCGGCGGTACCGCCGACCTTGGGTCACTTGCCAGCGGCCCAGGCCCCGGAGACGGGGGGGGACGAGTTCGGCTATCTGGACAAGCTGTCCGGCATGGCCCTGGAGCGCGCCCTGTCTAAGTTGTCTCAAGCGGATGAGCAACGCTGGCTGATGGGGCAAGCGGCCTGATTCGCCCCGTGCCGACCTTTCACGATCTGCGGGTTGGCGAGACCCTCAACCTGGTCGGTGACGGCCAGGTGGCGGTGACGCTGCGTCACAAGAGCGGTCAACTGGCCCGCCTGGAGATCCGGGCGGACGGCAACATCATCATCCAGCCGGCGGCGCCGGACGCGGCGGACGGCTGGCCAAAATCCATCCCTGCAAATGCTGGTCGGCGGCGTTTAATTCCCCCACGAACCGGATAGCGCGCAGGAGTGCGCTCCCGAGAGTAATCAACTCTTTTGGAGCGTATTTCCATGGCCAAAACCCTAGTCGGCGTCGGCGACGCCAAAGCCATCAAGCGGTATTCCGCTTTTCTAGCCGTTGATGTGGGCCGTAAGTCCTACTTTAACAAGAAGTTCATGGGTGTCGGCGAGGGGGCTCAGACCCCGTTGCAGACCCTGCCGCATCTGGAAAACGATGCGGGCGATCAGATTTCCTACGACCTGGTGATGCAGCTCAAGATGAAGCCCATCCAGGGTGACTCGAACCTGCGCGGTAACGAGGAAGACCTGAAGTTCTACACCGATAGTCTGCTCATTGACCAGTTGCGCGGTGGCGTCAACACCGGCGGCAAGATGAGCCGCAAGCGCACCATCCACGACATGCGCGCTATCTCCCGAGTACGTCAGTCGGAATGGTGGGCCAGGTTGTTCGATGAAACCCTGTTCATGTATCTGTCGGGCGCCCGGGGTATCAACGGCGATTTCATCGAGGACACCAGCTTTACCGGCTATGCCGGCAATGCCTTTGTGGCCCCGGATAGCCAGCATCTGATTTATGGCGGCGATGCTACCAGCAAGGCCACCCTCGACTCGGCGGACAAGATCACCCTGGGGGTGATTGATAAGGCCGTGGCCCGCGCAGAAACCATGGGCGGTGGCACGACCGGTATTCCCTCTCTGCAACCCTGCGAGATTGACGGCGAGCCACATTTCGTCCTGGTGATGCACCCCTGGCAGGAATATGACCTGCGCACTTCTAGCTCGACGGGGCAATGGCTGGATATCCAGAAGGCCGCTGCGGGCGCCGAAGGTAAGGCCAATCCGATCTTCAAGGGCGGGCTGGGGCTTTACAACAACGTCGTGCTGCACAAGCACAAGGGCGTCATCCGCTTCGCGGATTATGGCGCTGGCTCTAATGTCAACGCGGCACGCGCCCTGTTCCTGGGTCGGCAGGCGGGCGTCGTGGCCTTTGGGTCGCCCGGCACCGGGCTGCGTTTTGACTGGAACGAGGAGATGGAGGACCGGGGTAATCAGGTCGTCATCACCACGGCCAGTATCTTCGGCGTCAAGAAGACCGCCTTTACCATCGACGGCGTGTCGCGGGACTTTGGCGTGGTCGCCATTGATACCGCCTGCACCGATCCTTCCTAATCCTGAGAGGTACTGAATCATGACTACTGCTGCACTCGTTTACCGCTCGGATTGGGCCAGCGGCAAGAAACCCATGCCGACCCCGACGGGTCCCGAAGTTGTCAATGTCCTGACTGCGATTACGCTGACTGCGGCTCAAGTGGATGCCCTGGCCGCGAATGACATCGTGGTGATGGGCTATCTGCCGGAGGATTGCGCCTTTGTGGGCGGTATCTGCGCCATGACGGCGGGCATTGATACCGGATCGGGTTTCGATCTCGACTTTGGCATTGTCAACGATGGGGAAACCGACCTGGGGACCGAATTGAAGAATTCGCCCTTGGTTGACGGCACGACTTCCCTGTATGTGCTGGGTGACCAGAGCAATATGACCGAGGCCATGCTGCTGCTCAATACTGACGGCAAGACCCGCAAGAAGCTGGGCTACAAGGTGGCGACCGCCGCTACGACTCCGGCGGCCGGGACGCTTTATCTCAGTCTCTCCTATCGCGCGGTGTCCTTCGGGGCCTAAGCCGGTTCGCGCCCCCTCCGGGGGCGCCTCACTTGAGGGGAATTCGCGATGGCAATCACGGGTATTGCTTCACAACACCAGGATGAACGAGTGGTGGCCGAGGAACTGGTCGCCGACGGCGATATCACGGCCGGCGATGATGTGATCGTCGGCGATGATGCCATCGTGGGCGGTGATTTGCAGGTTTCTGGGAATTTTTCGGTCGGGGTGCAGGCCATCCCGCACAACTTCACCATCACCCTGGCGGCCTCGGCGACGACGGACGGCATGGATATCTCCATCAAGGCGGTTACGGCGGCCGGGGTGGCGATTGGTGGCGTCCATACCTTCGACTTCTACATGTCCGAGACCAATACGGGGACCGGTATTACCGCCGATACCTATTCGGGGGATCTGACCAAGGTTGCGGGCTCCATTCTGGTGGCGCTGGTGGCCAAGAAGATGTGGCGGGTGACGACTGATCCGGCCGGCGAGTTTGCCGGTGTCCTGGTAGATAGCGCCAATCCGGTCGATCAGTATGTGTGCGTCATTCATCCGCTGTCCGGTAACCCCGTGGTGTCCGTCGCTTCGGGTACCAAGTGGCAAGGGGCGGCTTGATGCAGGTTATCAGCCTGATCCAGCGCCCGGATGGGCATAGCGTGGTGCTGAAGGGCGTGGTTTACGATTTCCACCCCGACTATGGCTATTGCTGTGAGGTGACAAATCCGGCCCATCTGGCACGCTTTCGGGAGATTCCCGAGGGCTACCAGTTGATCGGGGCAGAATCACCACCTGTTGTGGAGTCTAATACCGCTGTTCTGGCTCCTCAACGCCGAACTCGGCGCTTCATTCCGCCGACTCAGGCGGTTCTGATTCCGGACGGACGCGACTAAGTGACGCCATTATCCAGCTTCCTGGCCATGGTGCGCGGACGGCTGCCCGGCTGTCCCGAGTCGATACAGCAGGACGGCGTGCTGGCGGCCTGTATCGAGTTCTGCAACCGCACCCATCTACTGGTAGAAGACGTGACGGTGGACGTTGTCTCCGGCGAGTCCCGGTGTGACCTGTACCCAGACAGCGACATGGCCTGGGAAGTGCTCAATCTGCGGCGCAGTACCGAAAGCCTGGTGCCGCTGAACCGCGCTGACTTTATCGACCAGCACCTGGATACCCAAACCGGCTTGCCTGAGTGCTACTACCTGGAAGGGGACGGCCTGCTTGCCCTGGGACCGATTCCCGACACGGCCGAGACCCTGACCGCGACGGTCACGCTACGACCCAAGGACACGGCCACCCAGGTCCATGACGCCCTCTACCGGGACCACCGCCAGGCCATCTGCGCTGGGGCGCGGGCCTGGGTGCGGCGCCACTATGGTGAGTGGTCAGAACCCCGCCTGGAGGCCGAGGATCGGGCCATGTTCGAGCAGGCGATCCACAACCAAACCATTCGGCGGGCACGCGGCGGGGCTAATACCTCGCTGCGGGTGCGCGCTCACGCTTTTTAACGGGGACCGTCCATGGCCACGACCACTTGCGCCCAGATCATCGCCCGGGCGAATACCCTCCTCCAGGACAACAACCTGCGCTGGACCGAGGCGGAGAAACTGGACTGGATCAACGAGTCCTATCGCGCCATCGCCCTGCTGCGTCCCGACGCCAGCATGAAGACCACGGCCCACCAGTGTACCGGTAAGTCCAAGCAGATTCTGACCGCCGATGGCTCTATGCGGCTGCGGTCGATCACCCGTAACCTCAAGGCTGACGCGACGGGGAACACCCCAGGGCGCGCGATTCGTCATGAGCAGCAGCGGGTGCTGGACGACCAGATTCCGAGCTGGCACACGGTGACTGACACCACCAATGGCGCTCAGTTCTACATCCACGACCCGATGAACCCACTGGTGTTCTACCTCTACCCGACGCCTTCCTCCGGCTGGTACGTCGAAGCGGTGTACACGGCGGCCCCGGCCACCACCACGGCTATCAATGACCCCATCGCGTTGGATGAGATTTATGTCCCCTGCGTGCTGGATTACCTGTGCTACCGGGCCTATTCCAAGGATGCCGAGTACACCGCCAACGCGCAGCTCGCCCAGGCTTATTACGCCACCTTCTCCAGTAAGCTCACCACCAATATGCAGGTCGCCATCGCGGGCGCGCCCGCCGACGATGGTAAGGTCACCGTCTAATGGCCGCCATTGACTCCATCGCCAATCTGGAAGTCGGCGCGGACGTGCGCGCCAAGCTCAATGAGGTGATCGCCCAGGTCAATGGTCTGAGCCCCCTCACGGCGCTCCAGGTCGGTACGGCGACGGACTACCTGAACATTGGCGCCGACGGCACTCTGCGGGCTGCGGGTGCGGCGACGGCCTGGGGTATTAGCACCATCCTCTTCGCCAAGCTCACGTTGACCCTCTCGGCCGGGGCGTCCTGCTTGCTGAGTGTTTTTGATCTTCATGGGGAGATCGACAGCCTGGGTTCCGCCCTTGAGTACACCAAAGACAATCCTTAACCACGCCTGATACGGGAGATAACCTCATGGGCGCATTCACGAATTATATGGAAGCCGAGATCGTAAAAGCGTTTTTACGTAAGGCGACGTACACTGGCTCGGACATCTATGTTGGCCTGTTCGAGTCGGACCCCGGTGAAGCCGCTGGCGGCACCGAGACCGCCTATACCGGCTATGCCCGTCAGGTTGCGACCTGGACCGAGCTGGATGGTAGCGGTCAGACCTCGAATGTCGTGGCCTTGACCTTCCCCGCCAACGGCAACGCCGTTAACCCGGTGACGATCACCCACGTCGTGCTGTTCGATGGCTCCGGTGGGGCTGCCAACCGCTTGCTCTATGCCGCTCTCTCGGCGTCCAAGACGCTCAGCCCCGGTGATGTGCTGAGCTTCGCGGTCGGCGCCATGGTCTTCGGCCTCGATTAAGACTGACTCGCCGTGCTGAATAGCCTAACGCTCAACGGTTCTGGGCGTGCCCTGTGGGTGCGCTCGGCGACCGTGCTGGCCACCGCTACCGCCCTGGCGGTAGCGGCGACTTATGGTTATCAGCAACGGGGTGAGGTGCTGGGCGATGCCCGGGTCACCGTCACCCTGGTCACCCAGCGTGCGACCTTTGGCACCACGTTCGGGCAAGCCACCGCCGGGGCGTTACTGGCCGCGACGAAGCGGGTTGGCGGACAGGTAACCGGCTCAGCCACGACCTTTGGTCTGGCGGCGGTCTACCGTCTGGTGCCGGTAAGCTGCTACGCCGCCGCAACGGCCACGGCCGTGCCCATTCTCGCGGGTGAATTGGGGCTCGCTGCCGGTGTAGCTGCCGCGACGGCCGATGTCGAAGCGGTGCGCGTGCAGTTTCTGGCCGCTAGTGCCCTGACTGCGGCCACCGGTGCAGCCGCCGGTGATGTTATCCGCTACGCGACCCTGATGGCCCCCCTGGCGGGTAGCCAATACACCCGGGCGGAGACCACGTTGGCCTTGGCGGCGGACAATCCCTGGAACAACGGCGGGTCCTGGGATGATGGGTGGCAGTGGTCAGATACCACGGTGTGGCGCCATGAGGGCTTTGTCCCCTTAGCCACCGCATCGGTCACGGTCACCTTCGACAACCTGTTGACGGACATCATTGCTACCGTTGGCCCCTATGGGTTCAGTCAGTCTTATGTGCCCTCGATGCGGGCCTTTGTTCAGCAGTCCGCGCGGAGTAGCGCGCCCAGCCTCACGCTAGGGGTGCTCACGCCCACCTTGACGACCTGGGACACAGTTACGGCTACCGCCGGGGCGACGGGACAGACTACGGCGGTCAGAACGATTCCGACAGCCGCGACGCACGCTACCGCCGCTACCCTGTCGTGGGTGACCGCGTGGCGGCGCTACGCGGCGACCGCTTTCGGTGTCAGCGAGGCCACGGGTGAACCGGTGACGGGGGACCATAACCAGGCAGGCCGGTCCTTGGGGAATGGGGGCTGTGTGAGTACCGCTACCCCAGGGAATTTCTACCCGGCAGGCGTCGTCGCGACGAGCGGGAGTACCGCTCTGGCGGTTCCCGCCTCTAAAAACCACGCGGCTCGGGCACTAGAAAGCGGGATTGCTTCTGGGGTCCTGCTGCGGGCGGATTGGGCGCACAACTACCAGGTGACCGCCGCTGCTTTAGCGGGAGCACTGGTCGCTGGGTCGGCTACGGCTACCGGGGAGTATGTGGGCGCATTTACCGCCACCCTGACGGCCAGCAGCCTGGCTATCCCCTCCGCGCAGATACCCGCAGGGTTTGTGGCTGCTGCGGGGGTCACAAGTCGGGTTGACGCCGAGGCCTTACTTTACGCCACGATCTCCAGTAGTTCGACCGCTACCGGTACGGCCTTCGCGTTCAGCCTGGCGGACATTCCGGCAGCCCCGGAACGGATACTGGTGGTTATCGCGGACGTCCGATCGGGGAGCGCCCTTATGGATGACAGAGTCATGCGAGTAACGATCTGATGAACCTGGGCACCTACACGAAGCAACCCGCCGAGTTCCTGGACTACGATATGGTCTACGGTGAGTGGTTATCCGCAGGGGATACGCTTACCAGCACGGTTGTCACTGTGGAACCTGCGGATGGGCTAGGGGTCGATGCCGTCCTTGTTAGCTCCCCGGTCATTAAACTGTGGTTGTCGGGCGGGGCCAACGGTACGACCTACAAGTTGACGCTGACGACGACCACCGATGCGGGGCGCATCAAGCAGGACGAGTTCAAGCTTAAGGTTAAGGACCTCTGACATGCAGACGTTTACCAACAACGCGTATGGGTTCCTCGCCAGTGGGGTGTCCGCTGTCGCCACGACCCTGGTGTTGGGTAGCGGTGAAGGGGCGCGCTTCCCGACGACCAGCGGGGACAACTTCAAGGTCACCCTGATCGCTCTCACCAACGGCCAGGAGACAGCCTGGGAGATCGTCAACGTCACGGGGCGTAGCAGTGACACCCTCACCGTGACTCGCGCTCAGGAGGGCACCCCCGCCCTGGTATGGCCCAGTCTGACCCGCGTTGAGCTGCGTTTGACGGCGGGTGCGACGGAAAGCAAGGCCAACCTGGGCACGGCGGCTTACAAGAATATCCCGGCCTCCGGCAATGCTTCGGCCACCGAGGTGGTCTACGGCTCTGACACCCGTTTGCATGTCGCCGCGACGGTGGTCGACACGGCCAGTATCAACCTCACCCTCACCGGCCAGCAGATCAGCGCTGATGCAATTTTCGGTACGACCGCCTCGACGGTGGCGGCGGGGAATCATGCCCACGCCGGTGTTTATGAGCCGGTAGACGCGTCGATCCTCCGTGGGGGGGCGATCGGGTTCTCGGTACAGGCCTACGACTCTGATCTTGCTGCGATCGCTGGCCTGAGTACTACGGGTTTTATCGAACGTACCGGGACCGGAACCGCGAGCACGGCCACGGTAACCGCCGCCGGCAAGGCGTTGCTGGATGACGCCGATGCGGCCACTCAGCGGACTACTCTGGGGCTCGGTGGCGCGGCGGTCCTGGAGGTCGGTACTACGGTCGGCACGGTGGCGGCGGGGAACCTGGTCAAGGAAAAACTCACGGCCAACCGGACTTACTACGTTCGCACGGACGGCAGTAATAGCAACACCGGCCTGGTGAACAACGCGGGCGGGGCTTTTTTGACGCTTCAAAAAGCCTACGACACCCTGGTGACGCTGGACTTGGGCGGATTCATTGGCACAATCCAAGTCGGTCAAACCGGGCAGACGTTCACGGATGGACTGCTGCTAATGGTGCCTGTGACTGGTGGAAACGTCACCCTGGACCTGGGTGGATCGACCATACATCTTACCAACGGTTACCCGATCAATGTTTACACTCCTATCGCCTTGACGGTACAAAACGGCACCCTGCGCACTACTACCGAGGGTGACTGCTTGAGGCTAAATGTTCCGGGCACGAGAGCGGTAGTGGGGGCGAATATGGTGTTTGGAGCTTGCGCGGGCTCTCATTTGGTTGCTATCAACAATTCACTGATTACTTTAGAGACATCCTACAGTATTACGGGCTCTGCCACGGCCAGCCATTTACGTGCTGCTCTAGGCGGATCAATTTCCATATCAGGAATTACCGTGACCCTCTCCGGCACCCTTAGTTTTGCTCCCTTCGCTCGGGTGTTGAAAGGGGGTCTTATCAACAGCCTAGCCAGCAGTTTCACTGGAGGAACGATTACTGGGTCGCGTTACATCTGTGAGTCGCTCGGGGTGATCGACACCTATGGCGGTGGGGCTAATTATTTCCCCGGCAACGCGGCTGGGACGGGCGGTACCACTACCGGCGGAGGCGTTTATGCGTAATCCAACTTTCGACCCCTACCACTGGTTCTGGGTGGTGGGTGGTGACCTGTCTCGCGCTTGGTCCAGCGCGGCGAGTGCTTACGTCGTGGCGTACTCAATGGACCGCCTCACCTACATCGACAGCGAGTCCAGTTTGACCGATATACTGGCCCCTTACGGGTTGGTGGGTCCGGTCCCCTGGGTACCCAAAACCGTCACGGCGCTCCAAGGAATGCGGGCGATTAAAGCCGCCGGCTTAGTCCCGGCCTTCCTGGCTTGGAAAGGTGCCCTCGATCCGGTCACTGACTTCGAGACCACGGCCTTCCTGGAGAAGGCGCAAAACTGGGTGTACGACGACCCCATTCTCAATGCCGCGTTGGTGAGTCTGGGGGTAGCTAACCAAAAGGCTGCGCTCTTCACCCTGGCCAATAGCCTTTAACCCCCGGAGCCCCTGATGGCCACGACTAACCCCACCCTGACCGAGGCCTGGTCCAAGATCGTCGACGACACGTCGGAATTCCTGCTGACCCTGCCGTTCAACACCACCTTTAGCATCGAAGTCGCGGCGATGGCCACCGATGTCGCGCCCAGCGGTATTCGCGGTCATGTGCTACGCGCCGAGTCCCTCGAAGGGATCACGCGCGGCCTGATCCTATCGGGCTTCATCTACGCCCGCACCTTAGGCGGGACGGCTGACGTCGTGCTGAGTTCCTAGGCCTAGTTCATGCCGCAGCTTCTTCAGCCGCTCGCCATAACCCGCCTGACCTGGCTCACCAGCCAAGGTAATCCGAGTCTGGCGGATATGCTCGCCGGCGGTTACGTCCTGCTCGATTCCGCCGGGAACTACCTCATGGATAGCACCGGCCACGTTCTGTACGTTGACGATGTGGTGTTGTTGCTGGTCTTTGGCGCCGACACCCTCGGCGGACTCTGGGGGCCGGAGCTGCAACACGCAGCTCTTGACGCGTCCAGTCTTTATCTTTCCTCTCTCGCCCTCGGAGCCCGCTAATGGCCACCTCGCCTACCTACAAAAATGACGCCAAGCCTATTCGCAAGAACATCCTCCCCGCCGATACGACGGCCTGGGTGGACCTGATCGACAACTCCGCCGGCACCAAGGCCGTGCGCGTCGAGGCGCTCAACCTGTGTTCTGACGACACCAGCACGGTTAACATCCAGCTCAGCCGCTACGACGGAGCGACCAACTACCTGATTGGCACCGTGCGCGCGGTGACCCTCTCGGGCACCGATGGCGCCGCTGCCCGGGTGGATGTGCTGACCACGCTGGGCACACTGGCCCCCGATGGTATCCGGGTGATCGAAGTCGGCGCGGGCGGTAAGCTCCAGGCTAAGTCCCTAGCCACCGTGACCGCCGCCAAGACCGTATCCCTCACCGGCTGGTACATGAAGTTCGAGGCGGACGCCTAAATGATTGCCCGCCGGCCCACGGGTGGTGACGTGCGCGGGGCCACGCCCGCGCATCCCCTACTGTTCCCGGTTGGTCACCAGGACGTCAGCCTCAGCCAATCACCCCAGCAGCAGCTCCTCGACCAGCGCCAAATTCAGCGGATGTTCGCGGACGGCGCCCTCGGCGGCCTGTGGCTGCCGGAACCGCAGTACCTTTATGAGGATTCGGCGGGGACGATACCGGCGAGCCTAAACGGTGTGGTCGGCGCGGTGCGCGATGTAGTGTTTGGCCTGACTGCTGTTCAAGCCACCACCGCCAACAAACCCTATCTGCGCCGCACCCCGGTATCTGGTAAATACTGGTTGGATGGCAATACCGCCACGGCGGCCATGACCGCGACGTTTCCCACTGCGCTATCGGTGCTTTATATCTCTGCAATGGGTAGGCGGAATATCTTTTTATACTCAGAAACCTACACTGAATCATACTGGAAGAAGGGCGCTCCTGGCGTATCCGTGCTGGAGAGTCCTCAAGGTGAAATGTCCGCCAGCGCGATCTACGAGTTACCCGGCTACGTTTCCCATAGAATGTCGCCAATATACAGTAGCGAAAGCGGTTGGTACGCGCTGAATACGCAGTACACAATGTCGTACTTTGTAAAAGCAGGTACGCGAGATATTATCAGAATTGGCTGGGGAACGGGGGCGGGTAGTGCGCAGCAGTATTTTAATCTATCGACGCGCACGGCGACTAATTACAAAATATCTAGTACCCAGCAAGTCACCAAGAACTCTGCGGGCATTGTGGACGCTGGGGATGGTCGGGTGCGTTGTAGCCTGACGTTCACCACCGGAGCTACGATTACAACAGGATTGAACTTATACATTGGCCTAGCAGACGCAAACGAAGTCGAAGCCTATGAAGGCGACCCTACCAAATACGTCTATCTATGGGGAGCGCAGCTTGAGCTGGGCGCATCCGCTACGGAATATCAAAAAATCACTCACGGCAACACCCCCTGCACAGTCGCCAGAGCCAATGCTGATGGTATCAGTTTAGATAATGACGCCAACATCACCACCACCTACAACCTGACGCCGCCCTACGGCTACAACAGTGCGGTGATGGTTATCAATCGGCCGTTGACGGCGAGTGAGACGGCGGTGGTATCGCGGTATCTGCGCGGATGGACACCGATTTACGCCAATGGGGTGACGCTGTGACCACCTGGACCTCCCGCTTACCCATCGCCTTCCCCGCCGCCCTGATTGACGCTGCCAATCGCCTGGCGCAGATCATCGACCCCGACAGCGGCGGGCAATACACCTTCAGCCTCGACTACCAGCGCAGTGGCTACGTCTTTACCGACACGCCGGTTAAAGCCCACTTCCTACCCATCATCCAGGCCCGCGACCCCGCCACTTGGCAGGCGGTGATTCCCGCCCTCGCTGCTGAGAAGGGCCTGGAAGCGCCCACGCCTGAAGTGATCGAGCAGCTACGCGCCGCCTTACTGATTGGCGACGAAATCCCCGGAGACGCACCATGATTGGCATCAAACTGAACTACCCCGCCGCCGGGATTGATGAGCGGCTGGCTTTAGCCGAAACGGCTTTGCAGTTCGTGACGGCGCCCCTCGCGGCTGATGCTACCGGCACTGCCGGTCAGATGGCCTATGCCGACGGTTTTTTATACGTCTGCACTGCTCCCGATACCTGGCAGCGAGCTGTGCTGGCAACGTGGGGCGCATGATGAGCCAGGGCCGACGTTCTGCCGACGATGACGCCGCCATGCTCGGCTTCGCTATTGCCGCCATCGGTGGCTTCGTGTGCTTCGTGGTGGCTGTCATTATGAGCCTGTTCGGTGGCTAAAGCCGCTCTCAACCTCATGGCCGCACTCCTCACCGCCTGCACGACGCCCATCGTGCGCGACACGAGCGCCATTGATGCACGAACGGCCCAGTGCGAGACGCCGGATTGCGTGATTGCTCTGATGGATACCCTGCCGCAAGGCCCCGACAGCGCCCGCTATGCGTTCGTCGAGGGCCATCCAGACCCCAAGCTGCGGACCCTCAAGGAACAAGGAAAATTGGATATCGACATACTCAACCCGCTATGGATTGGTGCGTTCGTGTTTGGTTATGCTGTTGTTAATACGTACCCATATGGCGGAATCTCTTCTTGCACCGTGCGCTATCTGCCGGGATTCAATTGGTCACTTCTCAAGCATGAGTTGGCCCATTGCCAGGGCTACAAAGATCACGGCATAAACCTTTTCGGCGCACCGTATACCGACGCGCAAAAAGCTATAATGACGAAAGAGCAAGTGAGCACCTGGACGGAGACCAGTATCCACCGCAGTGGGGGAGATCGACCATGACTGAACTGCTACATTGGCCCGCAACCCCGGAAAATAACCTCGCCCCCTGGTATCAGGTGGGGTGGCGCCTGCTGTGGTGCCCACTGATCTACGGCGGCATGGCTATCACCTGGACCGGGCTATTACTGGCTGTCGGCTATGCCACGGCTAAAGGGTTCTGGCGCGAGGCCATGGCATGACCCGCGCTGAAATCATCGCCCTTCAAGAGTCACTGAACAAACATGGCTTCAATCTTGTCGTCGATGGCCGGTATGGCCAAAAAACGCGGGACGCCTATGCCGAGTATCTGGATCGGGACAATGATGTCCCGACGCAAGTCCCGCCCGCGCCGAAGCCGTGGTATCTGAGCCGCTCGATCATCGGCCTGCTGGCGACGATCGCTGCCGGACTGCTGGGCCGTTCTGGCTATCTTGTAGATGCCGGGGAACTCACGAATGTGCTACTTCATATTGTTGAGGCTGGCGGCCTGGTACTGGCTTTTGTCGGCACTGTTAGGCGTCGGGCTCCTATCGACAATGGCGCTGTCGCTCCAGGGCTGCGGCTTCCTGCGCGAGCCCATCCAGTGCCAGCCGAGCGCGAAACCGATAAACCACCAGGGCCGTTCGGTTACTGAACCTGGAAATTACCTCTATGGCATCCGCTGCACCGAAGTTTAGGCACGAAGACGAAGGCACCTCGCTGCCATGGAAAACGCCTGAGGATCTAGACGCTCAGGTCGAGTCCGAGGGTTACTATCAGCCCGAGGGTACGGGGGTGACTATCTGTTGGTTGAGACTAAAAAACGGCCAAAACATTGTCGGCAGCGCGTTGTGTAAGGACATCGGGGACTTTAATGCCAACACGGGCCAGATGCAGGCTAGAAAGAACACGCTACGCAGTGCTCAAATTATGGTCGGCATTGCCCCACTTTCGCCCGCTCAGTATGAGCAAAATCTTCTTCACCATGGGATCATAAGATGAACTGGTTTACCCAACTCTCCGACGTGTTGAAACTCCTCCCGGCGATCATCACCGCCATCAAGGCAATTGAGGAGGCCATCCCCGGTTCTGGCAAAGGGGAGGAAAAATTAGCCGCCATCCGGGCAATTATGGAAGCCGCCAATGGCCAGATCGGCATTCTGTGGCCGCTGATCCAGACGACGATTGGCGTGCTGGTAGGGCTGTTCAACAAGACCGGAAGCTTCCAGAAGAGCGTCTAATCATGTCCAAACTGCGCCCCATCCTCACCAACTCCGGCCCAGTTTTCATTCATGGCCTTATAACGGGGGTGCTGATCTACCTAACCTTCGCCGCCGGACTCCCTAATGGGTGAGACCGAGGAGCGCCAGCACGATCACGCGGTGGTGATGGCTAACCTGCGTCAGATGGAACTGCAACTGGCGAACCTCTCTCGGGAATTGGGCGAAACGCGGGTGCATCATGAGCATGAGTTCCGTGATCTCAAAGAGGAATTGGCGTGCTTTTGTGATTGGATGCAGGACGACTCAAAAAGGTCCGCCTGGTTTTACGCCGCTGAATCAGATTTGCGGCAGGTCGTGGAGTCAAACCGATGGATAAAGACGACACAGCGAATTGTGATATGGGCAGCCGGAGCGATTGCCGGAACTATTATGACCTGGAACGCCGCAGCGGTCTGGATCAAGGAAAATTTGTAGTGACAACCGTGCACAGATGGACGTTTTACGGCATTCTGATTTTCAACGTCATCCTCTCTGCGTCGGTTCTGAATCTGACATTTTTTGCCAAGCAGGGTGCGCGCTATACCGCTGATGACGGCGCACTTGAGCGGGCGGAGCGTATCCAGGGCTACCAAGAGTTAGCTACCAGAATTGACGCCTTACGCTGTGACGTGCTGATTCAGGAGTAATGGATATGGGCGACATGACACGCAACTTCTCGCGAGCCGAATTTCGCTGCAAGTGCGGCTGTAAGGAGGATCACATCAACATGATGCTGGTGCAGATTCTTCAGGCGGTGCGCGATAATTTTGCAGCTCCGGTGCGGATCGCTTCCGGGGTGCGATGCGCCAAGCGCAACCAGCAAGTGGGTGGCGCGAAAGCCTCCCAGCATCTGCTCGGCAACGCGGCGGATATTCAGATTGCCGGAGTCGCGCCCAAGACCGTGGCGGCCTTTGCGGCGTCCTTGATGCCGGGCTGGGGGGGTGTCAAAGCCTACCCAACCTTCACCCATGTCGATGTCCGCCCCGGGCTGTGGAGAGGTTAGGTCGATGAAGTTCGCCGTGAACAGCTTTATGGGGGTTGCCCCTCGGGTGGCTCCCCGGTATCTCCCTCCGGGCGCGGCGCAACTGGCGATCAACGTGGAAGCCTTCGGCCAGAGCTTGCGACCGTTACGCGGTACAACCGCCGTGACGCCAGCGGTTACCCTGCCGTTGGACACCGACACGATCTACAAATTCGGGCAGGACCTCACCGAGGACGACCGGATCTGGATTCACTGGAACCTCCCCAAAGATGTGGCCCGCAGCCAGATAGCGGGGGATGGCAGCCAGGAATGGACGTTCTGGACGGGCGGCACCAACCCCCGCGCCACACACAAAACCCTGGCTGAACAAACCCCGCCTGGGCACATCCGGTTAGGTCTCCCCGCGCCCCAAGCGGCGCTCTCGGGCACCGTGGGCGAGCCGGAATACTGCGAGATCGACGGGGTCCGCGACGGCACCAAGAAGACTTCGGCGGAATGTACCGCCGCTGGCGTGTGTCTGATCAACGATGTCCGCGACGACACCAAGAAGACGCAGTCGGCCTGTCAGACGGCCGGGGGTGACTGGACTCCCGGGGTGTGGATCACTGGGGCTAAGGAGTCTTCCGCCAGGTTGACTTTGACACCCCAGGTACTGGCGAAGATCAACTCAGTCTTTGGCCTGGACCTGTCCACGAATAGCGGGACAAGTTACAAGAACGTCAAACCCTCCAGTGCCGGCGCTCCCCAAATGTGGATTACGTCGGTGCACCTGAATGCGATGACCTCCAGTTACGGGCTGCGGGTCTCCGTGGACAACGAGCGGACCTGGGCCACCAGCACCTTAACCGATGTCGTCACCCCGTGGGCGGAGTTTTGGCTGTCGCCGGGGGAAGTGGAAGAAATTCATTACCAAACGACCCTGACGGTGTCCGTCACCGGGATGACGACGGTCTCTATCCCGGCGGCGTCGCTGACTTCCCCCGCTGCTCTGGTCACTGCTTTGCAGGCGAGTGCGGGTAGCCTGGTCACGGCGTGGCTGGAGGGCGGCGGGGTGCGCGTGCGGTCAGTAGCTACTGATGATGGCCGCACTCTGAAGATTCAATGGGCCACCAATGCCTGGCGTCAGGCGGACACGTCGAGCTTCTCCGAAGCGCAGGACACCTTTATAGCCGCCATCGCCGCCGCCAAGATTAACGGGGTGGCCCTTGCAACCTGCGCCAAGGAGTTGACTCGGGTTGTAGTGACATCGGCGACGGCGGGCGCGGCGGTGACCCTGGTGGTGCGCTGGGGACCGTCCGATGGGGAAAAGCTGGTAAACGTGGGGACTCCGGCGGACATGAGTACCCTGGTGTCCCAGATCAACGCGCTTGGCACCGACGCCAACTATGAGGGGGTGACGGCGGAACTGGACGGGGAGGATATCCTGCTCACCACGGTTAAGGTCGGTAAGGACGCCAAGTTGCGCGTGCGCTGGGCGGCGGACACCACCAGTTACCTCACGGCTACCGGCGTTACATCGAGCCTGGGGACTTTGGAGACGCGCGTCTACACCTATACCTGGGTCCTCAAAGAGGCCGAGATGGAGTGGGAGTCCGCGCCGTATTCGGTTGAGGATGGTGAGGACATGCCGACCTTCGATGTTTATGCCGACGGCTCCGTCACCCTGACCGGGTTTGAGGTTGCGCCGACCATCACCGGGAATGGTTGGGGACCGTCAGCGGATGGGAAGCTCTACCAGCGCATCTACCGATCGGTGGCGGGGACCTTCCTCTATGTGGATCAGGTCGAAATCAATAAGACCTCTGGCGTCTCCCATACCTATGTGGATAACAAGGACGCCGATGAACTGGGTGAACCCTTACCGAGCGCAACCTGGACGAAGCCCAACTTCCAAATGCAGGGGCTGATTAACCTGCCCAACGGCATGATGGCGGGGTTCTATGGGCGGGAGGTCTATTTCTGTGACCCCTACCATCCATTCGCCTGGCCGGACATCTACTCCCAGAGCGTGGACTACCCGATCGTGGGCCTGGGGCGCATGGATACGACGCTGGCGGTGCTGACGACGGGTACCCCTTACTTCATCCAGGGCTCAGCGCCCGATATGCTGATCATGGTCAAGTCCGACCTGGAGCAGGCCTGTGTCTCCAAACGGTCGATTGTGTCCATCGGCGGCGCCGTGTTCTACGCCTCGCCGGATGGCTTGATGATGCTCTCCTCGGGAGGTTCCGATGTCCTCACCCGGGAGCTGATCGACCGGGCCACCTGGCAGACCTTTAACCCCAGCAGCATCCACGCCTACAGCCACGACAACCAGTACATTGCGTTCCATGCTCCGGCTACGGATGCCCATGGCCACACGACGCGCGGCTTTATACTGGACCTCAAGTCGAAGCAGTTCATCCGCCACAGCTTCAATATCATCGCTGCATTCAGCCACTTGAGGAGTGACACCCTCTACGTCCTGGGTGCCGATGGCGTGCTGGGTAAGTGGGGCGAGGGTGCCTACACGACGGACGGCCTGTGGCGCAGCAAGATTTTCGTAGCCCCGCAGATTACGGGCCTCTCCTGTGCTCAAGTCGAGGCGGAGGCCTACCCGGTGGGCTGTCGCATCTACCGGGATGGGGTCAAAGTGGTGACCGGGCTCACCAGTGATCAGGTCACCAGTCGTGATCCCTGGCGGCTGGAAGCCAAACAGGGGCGTGACTGGGAGGTCGAACTGGACGTTAAGCAGGAAATTTTCAATGTGGCCATCGCCCAGGCCCCGGCTGAAATAGCGACGGTTTGATATGGCCACTACCCAGAAAACCTCGCTCCCGGCGCTACCCGCCAAACTTGCGCCTGACCTACGGATGTACCTGGAGCGGGTCCGTGAAGAGCTGATGCGGGTGCGGGGTGACCAGGCGGCCCTGACCACCATCATTAACAATTACGGTTCGCCGAACAGCCCGCTACCGCAAGACGACCCCAACACCCCGCCCGTCACGCCCCCGCCCTTGATTCTGCCCTGTGGTCCTCCCGTCACGCCGACCGCGCCGACCGGAGTCGAGGTCACCGGCGGCTTCAGCTTTTTCATGGTGGCCTGGGAGTACCCGGGGTACTGTGGGCACAGCCACACGGAGATTTTCAGTAAGGTCAACGACGGGACCCCGGGCGGCGAAGAGCTGTTGGGCAGTTCCACCGGCCGCCTCTACACCGTGGCGGAGCCGGGCAACGGGGTACGGCGTTGCTTCTGGGTGCGGCACGTCAACCTGCTGGGGGTGGCGGGACCCTACCAGTCGGCGGAAGGTATCTGTGCGAAGACAGCCCTCGATCCAGAGTACCTCCTGGAGGTACTCGCGGGGCAGATCACGGAGACGCAGTTATTTCGCGACCTCGGCAACCGGATCGACCTGATCGACCTGCCGGGAACGGGCCTGCTGGACAAAAATATCTACCTTCAGACCGAGTCTGGGGTTCTGGCCCAACGGATTACCGAGACCTCGGCGCGCGTGGATGGGGTCAACAAGACGACGATTGGCCCCACGGCGCCCACCGATCCTCAAGTAGGGGATATTTGGTACGACACGACTGCCCCGAATAAAGTCCTGATGAAACGGTACGAAGGCACCGACTTGGGCTGGGTGACGGTACGGGTCGATATCAAAACATTCTATCGGCCGGTCAAACCGCAGAACACTAACCCCGCCGACACCGATAGCTACACCCCGATATCACCCTTCCTAAATGGAGATCTGTGGTACGACACGAACGACTTCAACCGTCCCTACTACTGGAATGGCTTGGATTGGGTGGAGCTGCTGACCGCGTTCACCGAGGCCCGCATCGTTGAGCTGTCGGATGCGCGGATCGGCTACTGCTCGATCACCGCCACGGGCGAAGTTACCTCGGAGAAGGATCGGACCGCCTGTCTGGCGGTCGCGGGTCGGCAATGGAATGTTGGCCTGCCCTGGGCGTCGAACGTCAAGCAAGTGTCCGTCTCTACCACGCCGTACTGCGTCCTTGATGGGGTGGTCAACAAGGATGCGGCCTACACCACCCCCGGGGGGTGCGAAGCGGCGGGGGGTAAATGGTATCCAGCGGCGTCCACCGCTGTGCAGCAGGAATTCCAAGCCCGGCAAGAAGTCGATGGGATGCTCTCGGCGCAGTACAGCGTCAAGATCGACAACAACGGCTTCATCTCCGGGTTCGGGCTCTCCTCGACGCCGAACAAGCTGTCCCCCAACGGCGAGCCTTTCTCCGAGTTCATGGTGCGGGCGGATCGCTTTTCGTTGTCCAGCCCTTCGGTTCCTGGCGTGCCTATCAGCAGCCTGACGTTTACCGGAACAACCGCGACGCTGACGACGGCTGCCGTCCATGGCCTGGTCACGGGCGATCAGTTCAGTATTCGGGGCGTAACGGGAGACACCAACTGGAATAAAGCCTGGCGGGTTGTGACGCAGCCCACGACTACGCGGATCACCTTCACGATCCCCGGTACCCTGAAGACCCCTACCCTCAGCGGGTCCACCCTGTGCAAGGTCACCATCCCCTTCATCGTGGCCACGGCGCCTCAGTACAACGATGAGGGGGGCGTTATACCACCCGGCGTTTACATCACCGACGCCTATATCAAAGACGCCACGATCACGACGGCCAAGATCAAGAACGCCGCGATCACCAACGCTAAGATCGTCAGCCTTGACGCCGGCAAGATCACCGCCGGAACGATTGCGGTCGACCAGTACATCCAATCGACGGACTACAGCGCGGGCCTGAGCGGGTGGAAAATCCACAGCGCGAGCGGCGGCAATAGCTACGCGGAATTCTCCAACATCACCATCCGGGATACGCTCGGCAACGTCCTACTATCGTCTGGGATGGGTCTCCTGCAAGCGGCCGGCGCCAATCGGATTACCGATGCCCAGATGGGCACACCGCTGACGGACACGAATGCGGGTTCTGCTGACCCCTGGACGTGGACGACCCCGAGTACGCCAGCGGGAGGCAACCCTCTCCCCGCTATCAGCCCATCTTGGCTTACTAGGCCACAAGGGGTTAACGCCTATGTCCTCACCCCGAAACCCACGGCGTCTGGACAGCAGTGGCTAATGAGCTCAGCCGTTATCGGGGTGAAGGAGTATAACTACTACGAAGCCTACGGTTATGTGGTGTCCTACCGCTGTACTGTCCAGTTGGGTATCTACTGGTACAACGACAACTTGACCCTCTTGACAACCACAACGGGGGGGACCGTTGATATCCTGATTCCCAAAGGCCAGACGACACCCGGTCCACTACCATCCGTAGGCACCTCAGCCGACCTCGCCCTGTGGCCACGGGCGGAACGGGTTGTGCAGGCTCCAGCAGGTGCCACAGTTGCCCGCATCAAAGTCTTGGTCACGAATGCCCTCGACAATACCTGCTACGTGGCTTTAGCGAGGCCATTCTTCAGCCCCATAATCGGTGGCTATGACGCCGCGACGCCGCACCGATTCCCCTACAGCACTTGGGGCCCAACCACTTTCACCCCCCTCAACAAGTACAACCGTAGCACCTACATTCGCGACCTGGCCCTCGACACCTTTAGTCTCGCTGGCTATGCAGTCACGGTAACGGCCAGCCAAACCTACGTTACCCCTACCGTCGGCGGGTCAGGTTATAGCCTGAACACTACCACCCCTATGGAGATGCTCTTGGTTGCCCCCGGGGTGCCTTACTACCACAGCCTATCGGGGCTGCCGCCGGGTGCCTATGCCGGGACTATCATCAACGTCAGCTTTGCCTATTACGGGCCATACAACCTCGTCCAGGATACGGACACCTTACTGGTCCAGTTGTGGGTTGAGGGTACGGGGGTAGCTCGCACCCTACTGGGAGAAGTCGCCCGCAGTACGACGGGAGACGCGGTCATCGTGGCCTTTACCGGATATGTAGACTTGCCGAATGGTACCTTTAAGGTTTCAGTAACGGCCCGCGTGCGAGATGACTCCAGCCTAACCGGGATTGTGACGGACAACGTCATCAACATGCGCGATGCGCGTACCTCCGTTGTGATTATGAGCGGCAAACGATGAACAGCGTCTGGACCTTGGTGGATGGGCAGGGGATCATCATCAGTCATGGTAGTTGCCCGGAGAACATGGTGCCCCTCGCGCCTACCGGATATCAGCTCTTGCGCGTCGCGGGGCCACAGGGCGAGGCCCGGCATCGCTGGGATGGCGGTAAGTTTGTGGTGGTCCCGCCGGTGGCACCCCCAGACGTATCCTTCTCGGTGCGTCGGCATCGTGATGCCCTGCTGACGGCATGTGACTGGACCCAGCTCCCCGATGTCCCGGAGGCGACCCAGAGCCGCTATCAGACCTACCGTCAGGCCCTGCGCGATGTGCCGGATCAGCCGGGCTTTCCTACCGCTATCCAGTGGCCGGAGCAACCATGAGCCTCTCTGACATTCTGTGGCGTAACCAGGGTCAAGTCCTGACCCCGGAGCTGATCGTGGGGGTGCTGCACGGTGCTCAGTACGCGGACAGCCTGGTCACGGGGGAAGCCCCGGAGGCGCTATCGGGTAACTGGGCGGTACCTAACGGCCTGCGGCCGTCGAGTAAACGCCTGGTGATTGACGAACATGCCCGGGTGGCGGAGTGGGTGGCGCACCAGGCGGGCTGTGCGGCTCAGGCGTGGGCGGGGTATGTCTGTCTGGGGTTGGAGGACCAGGGTGAGTTGGTGGCGGGGGTGGTGCTGGAGGGCTTTACCGGGCGCGGGGCGAACATCCACGTCGCGGGGCTTGGCAAAAACTGGCTCAATCGGAATATGTTAATCACCTGCTTTTCGTACTGTTTTAACCACCTCAAGCTCAAGCGCCTCACCGGCCTCACGCCGGCGTCTAACCCGACGGCGCTGGAGTTCAATAAACACCTCGGGTTCGAGGTAGAATACATTATGCCGGACGGGGCTAAGGACGGGGACTTGGTGATCCAGGTACTGCGACCCGAGACCTGCCGATTTTTGATTCCTGCTACGGAGTAACTGACATGGGGGGTAAAGCACAAGCACCCGACACCGGCCCGATGGCGGCAGCCTCGGAAGAGTCCGCGCGCATCATGGCTGGCCTAGGTCAGCAGCAGCTCGACTTCTCCAAGCTCCAGTATGCCGAGAATAAGCCGTTGATGGATCGCATCGTCAACAGCCAGATGGCCATGCAGGATGAGCAGCTCGCCCAGGGGCGGGACTACTACAGCTACATGAAGGACACCTACCGCCCCCTTGAACAGGAGATGGTCGATAAGGCCAGGTCCTACAATACCGAAGCGAACCGCGAGCAGATGGCCCAGCAGGCGGCGGCCGATGCCGGGCTGGCCTTCCAGAACACCAAGGCGGCGAGCGCGCGCAGCATGGCCTCGATGGGCGTCAACCCCAATTCCGGGCGCTATGCAGGGGCCGAGGCAGCGTCGAATCTGGGCCTGTCCGCCATGAAGGCCAACGCCATGACGGGTACTCGGCGGCAGGCTGAAGGGTTGGGCGATGCCAAGATGATGGACGCCATTGGTATGGGCCGGGGACTACCGGGAGCGTCTTCGGGGGCTTATTCGGCGGCGCTGGGCGCGGGTAATGCGGCGGGGCAGAACTCGCAGATGGCGGGTAACCAGTACATGCAGGGCCTGGGTCAGGCTGCGGGGACCTACAACATGGGTTTCCAGAACCAGATGCAGGGGCTGGGGTCGATTCTGAATGCCCAGACGAGTATCTATAACAACAGCGGCTCGCCCTGGGCCAGCCTGTTGGGCGCGGGCATGGGGATGATGAAGTTCAATTTCCCGTCCTCAAAGGCGCTCAAGGACAAGGTGGCGGGGGTCAATGCCGAGGACCTGTCGCGCCAGGTGGCGAAGATCCCGGTGGATCGCTGGCGGTATAAGCCGGGGGTGGCGGACGAGGGGGAACATGTGGGTCCCTATGCCGAGGACCTGGCCAAGCTGGGCGGGGGCGATGGCCGGAGCATTGATGTCATCAGTGCCCTGGGAGTCAACCTGGCGGCGGCCAAGGGGTTGGGGCAGCGGGTCGCGAAGCTGGAGCGGCAGCGGGGGAAAGCTCATGCCTAACTGGGGGAAAGATTTTACCGAGGGCTTGAAGGCGGGCCGGGCGGTGCGCAAAAGCTGGGACGAGGGCCGCAAGGAGGACGAGGAGCGGGCCTGGCGGATCAAGGAGGGCGAGGCGCAGACGTTGGCGCAGTGGCGAGCCGAGAACCAGTTGCGCCCATACGAGGGCCTGCCGCTCTTGCCACGTCCCGAACCCTATCAGGAGCCGCAGGGCTGGGATAAGGTCAAGGACATTCTGGGGCTGGGACCGGCGCGGGCGGTGCCCCCGGCTTCGGCCCGGGGCTGGCCGTCCACCCTAGCGGATCTGCTCCAGACAGGGACGGCGGCGCCGGAGTTTGGTGGCGAGGCGGAGGCGGAGTTGACCTCGGCAGTGCCGCGCAACGCGGGGGCGTTTATCCGCACGAGCGGTCTGCCACTTGTGGCGGGCGCGGCTCCGGGTGCGGGCGGCATGGTACGGACGGGGGGGGGCGGGATGGGTGGTAAGACGGACGTGTCAGCGACCGGAATTTACAACTATCTGACCCAGACAAAAGGGGTATCACCCGCCCATGCGATTGGCATCGTTGCAAATATCGACAGAGAGTCTGGATTTAATCCATCGGCGCTGCATGATAAGGATGCCGCTGGTAATCCTACGGGGTATGGCATGTTCGGCCATCGCCTGGATCGTCGTGATGGGCTGTTTGCCTACGCCAAGTCTCAGCAACCGTCTTGGCAACAGCAAGTGGATTACGCCCTGATCGAACCGGAAGGGCGGAAGTATCTGCAACAGGATTACGGCAATGATTCGGTAGCGGCGACTCAGGCGTTTGTACGGGACTTTGAGCGGCCTCGGGATGTGCAGGGCGAGCTGGCGGCCCGCGCCAAGATTGCGGCTAAGTATGCCAACCTGATGCCGACGGCCGGCCCGCAGGCGCTATTGCCTGCCCCTGGCGGGTCCATTGTGCCGATCCCTATGCCCCGCCAGTACGGCGCCTAACGTCAGCGAGATCCCCATGGCCAGCGAATTCTTGACCTTCCTGCAACAGCACGGGATTAAGCGCGATCAGCGCGGTCCATTCGAAGAGAACCTGGATCTGCCGGGGTCCAGGCCGACGCCAGAGCCGGTAGCGCGCGGGCAGGCGGTCCCGAATGAGCGGGCGGCGGTGACTGAGCCCAGCGATTTGGCGGCGGCGCCCGTTGAGTCGCCGACGCCCAGTCCAACGCGGGCGGTGGCGCGGGCCGCGCCGGTCGCGGTGGCTCCGGCGCCTCGGCGCGAGCCACCGACCCCGGACCCCTTTCAGATGGCGGAGGGGTATCAGGCGGCCCTGAGCGAGGCCTCCCAGCATCCGGCGGTGCTAAAAAGCATGGCGCCAAGGCTGGAGGCGATGCGCCAGAAGGCGGCGGGGATTCACGCGGCCAATTATCAGGGTGATCCGCTGGCGGACCCGGCGGGCTATGCCAAGCACATGGGCGAGCTGGACGGGCGCTTTGGCCAGCCGATGAGCGCCAAGGAGGCCGCCTATTGGCAGAAGTGGCAGGCGGGCGATAAGGCGGCGCGGATTGATCGGGCGGAAGAGGCCTTGCAGAAGGGTGACCTGGCGACGCTGAAGGACAACATCGACGACCTTCTGGGCGAGGGGGTGACGGCGATTGGGGTCGAGCCGGGGACGGCCACTATCGGCGGGGTCGAGGTGCCGTCGCATATCATTCTGACCAAGGGGCCGGATGGTAAGACGGTGCCGATCAACGCGGTGGAGTTTCTGGCGCAACGGGCCAGCCTGGAGACGCGGTTGAAGCTGGCGCAGTCGCAGCAGCAGACGGCGGAGGCCAAACGCCAGGAGCCGACGAAGCGATTGCAGGAGGAGAACGTCAAGCTGGATGCGGAGCAGAAAAATAAGTTGCTCAAGCAGGCGGCGGAGGCGGCGCCGGTGTCGGCCGCTGATCGGGCACGGTATGAGGCCCTGCAAAAGCATGATGAGACGGTGCGCAAGATGTACGAGAAGGCGGCGGGTGATG